ATGAAGGTATTTGAAGCTAAATCATTGCTTTCTGAAGCTGAAAACCGCGCAAAGGAATACAAAGATACAAGGAATCAAATGGTCAAATTAAAGAATGCCTTCAAATCAGTGGCTGATCTTGATGACAGTGAATTTTCAGGTAAAGGCGCCAATAACATAAAGGCATTTTATGAGGATCAAGCAGGAATCGCTGACCAGTGGATTGATTTGATCGACATGAAAATCGCATTTCTCACGAGTGTTATTGGAATCCTGGAAGACGCAAGCTTATCCGATGCCTACATAGAAGAATCTTTTTTAGAACACGAGCTGGCCAACGCTTATACTAAATCAAAATCCATCATGTCAGAACAGAAAAAAGCAATAAAAGACATTCTAAATGACATCAACGACATACTACCACTAGATTTATTCTCCACAGAAACTTTTAAAGACGAACTCTCTTCAGCCGACAACAAACGTACCAAGACCATCAAAAAAATTCATGAAGTCGATGAAAATTTAACATCTGAATATGCACTCTCAGAAGCAAATGAACAAATGATTCAGGCTGATTATCAAGCACTCATGAACGCTACAGCAAAAGGTAAAAACGCCTCCCCTATCCACTATAATGCAAAAGCTTATAGAGACAGTGAAATTCATAAGATGACCGAAGATGTAAAAAAACAAACTACTGACTATATTTCCTTTAAAGATCAGCAGGCGGAACAAAGAAGAATTGCGATGGAACAAGAAGAGCTCGCAAATAGGCCATGGTATGAAAAGACCTGGGATGTCGTTTGTAATTTTACGGGGGAAGTCTCCGGATATTATGATTATAAGAGAGCTGCTGATGGCGTCGATCCAGTCACCGGTGAAAAATTAACTGATGGGCAACGGGTGGCAGCTGGCGCAATGGCTGCGGCAGGATACATCCCTATAGTTGGCTGGGCCGGGAAATTAGCCAAAGGCGGAAAGGCTGTTTACTCAACGAGCAAAGCCATCTATAGGGCAGACAAAGCGCTTGATATCTATAAAACTACTAAGACATTCCCTGCCCTTCAAAACTCCAGTAAAGGACTCTACGGTCTTGCGTCAGCGAATGGTTTTAGTGAAGCAATAACCGGCCGCGATATGTTTGGGAATAAGATTTCCGAGGAGAGACGTGAAAACAGCTTAAACAGCGCGCTTGCCTCAATTGCTCCGATAGGAATGATTGGTGCAGGTAAAGTATTAAAAATAAATTCTGGCGCAGGTAAACCTTCCAACTTATTCAGAGGAGAAGATTTCCCTTATGCAACAAAAAGACCAAATGGTATCGGTAAATCTCATATTTCACCTGAGACCGGGAACCTTGTCCCCGCAAACAAAAGTGGAATGTATCAAGGCCGTCAGGTAACTGTTACGGAACATATTTTAGGAGGGTATAGGAAAGGTGGAAAATCCAATAGTCCATATACCAGTTTTACAATTAACAAAAAGATAGCAAAAGGTTACGGGGAATATACTATTGAATTAAATATATCAGCTCTACGAAAAGCCATACGTTCTGGAGAACTAAAAGGAGTTGCTATCCTAAATCCAAAACAAATTGAGAGACTTATAAAAAACGACACGAGACAAACAGAAAACTGGAAGAAAAAAGCTCTAAAATGGACTAGTAGAGATACAGAGTATTTTGTTAAGGGTGAGATACCAAAAGAATACTTCAAAATGTTTCCTAAGGAGTGAAGAGTATGTTTCTTTATTATCAAAATGAATGCTTAGGTGAAATAGATGGAGCAACAATAGAAGGGCCTTGGGCTTATGGAAAAATCAAACCTAATGACAATATGGAAAAATTCAAAGATTTTTTTAGAGCAGTGGTGGATGAAGATGATCCCTCTGCAATCGAGAAGTTTGATGATGCTCTACTAGATGATGATAATTGGTTTATCATCGATGATGAGCAAAAAAAAGTAGGGATTTCTTTACCAGGAATCTACGAAGAAGATAACGAAATAAACTGGAGATGGAGATAAAAACAAAAAGGCCCCCTCATAAAGAGGCAGGGCCTTTTTCATTTCAATTTCTCTTCAATTTTCGCTTTTGTCTTAGGTCCATAAACGCCATCAGCCGTCAGACCACTTACTGACTGGAATCGTTTGACTGCATTTGCTGTTTTCGGCCCATAAACGCCATCAATGCCGTTATTTTTCGCCCCTTTATCCGGGTAAAAATAAAGAGCAGCAAGAGCATTTTGAACTTGTCTGACATTTGTCCCTTTCGTCATCGGACTTGTCACTTTAATAATTCCGGAAGGAAGCGGATATGATGTCTTTTGGCCGCTTGTTTTAGTGCTGCTGGATGAACTAGATCCTTTTAGTTTCAACTTTTGGCCAACTGTAATTTTATTCGGGTCTTTAATGTTATTCCAACTCTGAAGATTTGCCACACTCACTCCGTGCTCTTTTGCTATTGCAGAAAGAGTATCACCTTTTTTCACTGTATATGTTGTTCCGGATCCTGAAGAGCCGCCTGAAGACACTGAGCTTTTGCCTCCGATTTTTCTTAATTCATCAGCGATAGCGGCTTTTACTTCATCCCATCGACCCTCTGACAAAATCCGGTGAGGGCAATATTTCCCGTTCCAGTCTTGATGTTTGCGAACTCGATCAACACCCCAGCCGCGTTCTTTAAGCAGCTGTGCCACAAACTTGATCGCCAGCTTTTCAGCAGCGTAGTATTTAGCGCCTCCAGACTCGCTATAACAGATTTCGACACCAATCGACTTACGATTCCCGGTACCGTTTGTTCCGTCACCTGTGTGCCATGCATTGCGATTTAACGGTAGTCCTTGAATAACCTCTTTGTCATCAACGGCAAAGTGAAAACTAGTGGAACTAGTGTTTCCAATCATGTAACTGATCTCGTTAGCGGCTGACGCATCATTTGCCGTGTTATGGATGGTAATGTATTCCGCCGTCATGGGGTTTGGACATTTCAAAGCATATTTAGCTTCTGATACAAGATTCTTTTTAACTGAGATTGTCATATGTTTCCTCTCCTATTCTTTTTTTAGATAAAAAAAGCTGCCAGTTACCCAGCAGCTTGTTCTTTGTTTTTAGTTATTTTTTCGTTGTCTTCTTCAATTACATGAAGCCGGTCCGTGATAGCAGCCGGAATCTTAACGCCGATCTGTGCCAGGTTCTCAGTAATTGAAAGCCCCTCATTTGCAATATAAAAAAGAACGGTTCCAAATGTTAGAACACCGTTCAGATTGAGAATAGTATCGACGATATTTGCCAAGATGACCACTAGAAAACTAAGCATTTTTCGGACATAACCAAACCAAGCACTCCGGCTACGTAACTTCTTGAATTTCCACGCCTTAATTACGCCTGTTATAACGTCAAGGATGCTGAGAACTAACAATAAATCAAGGTACTTCACACCACCAAACAAATAAATTCTCGCTAAATCCAACGTTTCAAAGTTAATAAACACACTCGTTTCCTCCATTTCTTTATCACCTCCTTAGAGGCAAAATAAAAGGACAGCCTGACTTTATGAGACGGCTGTCCCTCTTACTGAAAAGTTTCCATTCGTCAAAGATTTTAGTTCCATCACAATTTCTTTAAAACCAGTAATATCAAAAGACCAGGCTTCTGATTTACCTTTTGTGCTAGTGGCAAACGTGCCATCGTCCACTTTTTGCCCTCTCAGGGCTCGTTTTGTTCCAGATAAAGATTTACCCCAGAATATTAATTCACTTGTCTCAGCTGTCCCATAAACCTCAATGAGCAACGTTTTAAATGATCCAACAGTGAATGGATTACCTTCCCCGACTGTTTCTGTTTTATCATGAAAAACAACATCCATTGTTTTTGCTTGAGTGTCTAATGAGCTGAGATTCAAACCTTCAGTCTGAACTTTTAAGCGGCCATTATCGGTTAAGTTGCTCTTATCTATTTGCATAGTTAGCGGAGCAGCTGTCGTAATTGGAACAGCTTGTTTAATATTTATATCTTCTTCCCCAGCGCCAAGCGACTGATAAAGCAAGAATTCAGACTGTTGCAGATTACCGTTTGCATACCTGAAGCGGAAATATCGCTGGGTTAATTGAATCCATTCAGTCTCGCCGAGCGTTCCCGCTTTTACCACTAATGAAGAAACTGTGGTCCACGTATTCGCATCATTACTTTCTTCGATGAATAAGGTTCCTTCACGATCAGAATAAGCATGACCTTTTACTTTTGAAATTAAAACCTGACCTAAGCGATCTTGGCCATACTGTGTATACACTTCAGTTGCTTTTAAGGCTTTGTTTGTCAGCAGCTCTGCATTACCCGAAATGGCAGCCACCGGCACCACAAAATCTCTGTTTCCTTCTCTGTATGGTTTGGCTGCTCCAGGCTTACCAGCTGCATCTGTTGGAAATTGAAAACTATACTTCACCATTTAAAAATCCTCCTTGCTATTGTTGATCTTTACACGGTCAATCATAGGCGTTACATCGTACCCACCCCCTTTCAGGCAAAATAAAAAAGCCCTAAATGGCTTCTCCTGTAATCTCCTTATACTGTTCTGCAGTAATTAGATTTTTTTCTATTCCTTCCTGTAAATCTTCGGGCGAGCAATCTTTGTAATGGATTGCCTGCTTCACCATTTCAGCGGTAGCCCAGTTATAATACAAAGCCAATACCCAATAATTCATACGTTATTCTCTCCTTGTAAGGAAAGCAGCTGTAGCTTTATTTCAGACAGCGCATTTCCTAATGTTTGGTTTAATTCTTCAAGCTTTTTGCGGGCCAGCTTCTCTTGTGACAATTCTTGTGCAAGCAACTCTACCTGATCAGGAGGCTCATATGCTGGATTGCTTTTCGATTCTTCCCACCAGGCTTGCAATTCCTCCTGAGTAGGTAACGGCGCCCGGAGATTCCATTTCTCAATATATGAACCGTTACCGTCGTTCCGCAGTTCAAAGTCATTTCTCGGTACTGCATTAGGATACTTGTACATAATTGCATCATACAAAATCATAAATGCACCTCCTAAAATCTCGGATAATTTCTTCCACCCATTTCAGTAATATCAAAATAGTTATACCATCCTGAGTTGTCAGTAATATAACGCTGAACATCCCCGTCATATCCAACATAGAGATAAATCTCTATATAATCGCCTGCATTAGCCGGAACAGTGGCGGCTCCATAAACCCCTACATTGAATTGTGTTGTATCAGAAGGATTTGCTGGACTATTTCTGTAATGCGCTATATTTTTATAAATCTTTCCGTTAAGATAAATTTCCATCTCATAGTTAGCATATCTTTGAACGTTCTCGATATATAAACCTGCATTGACTAAAAACATACCGCTATTGGGGCAGATAAAACGGTTATTAGTGACGTCAAAAGCATTATGACTGTCTTTTATCTTTCTATTAAAACGAACTTTCTGCTGTTCACCTTTGATAAGAAGCTGTTTTCCAGTTGTACCAACATTGGTATGTGCAAATCCAGATATTTTTTCCCAAGGAGTCCAGCCGGAACCACTCCACCAATGGCGAACCCATACCCCTGTACTGTCAATATAGGTTCCTGATTCATTGCCTGTACCGTAAAAATATTGTGTGAAGCGGGAGTTATTATACTTTTCATTTTTCACAATTCCATATCGCAAAGGGTACCCGGTCGTGTTACCTTGGCCAATATCCATAAGAGTAAGGCCGAGTGGATATGATTCTCCACTTGTTCTCGCGTCCTGAATTGCGTTTGTTCCTGTAAGAACGGTCAGTTTTTGATTAGTAAAGTTTTCTTGAACAAAGGCTTTTGCATCTGAAAGAGCCTTGTCAGCTTTCTCTTGTGATGCAGTTTCTGTTTCGATCTTCTTCCACCCCTGCCATCCGACAGTATTACCGTCCCAATAATTCGTAAAGACATTATTTCTGTAGTCCATGGCATAAACCCAACCATAGCTGCCTTTACCATCAGATGATTGGCTTGTCATTTGATAAAACCCTCTCGTAGAGGCGGTAGAAGGAGAATTTACTGCTTTTCCATTTGCATAAAAGGTCCCCATACTCCTACCTCTATTTATAATTGCCTGAAGCATATCTTCGCCTTCATTCACTGCAAAAGATACCCCTCCAACATCATTTGTAATTTTAGATAGTTGAGCAGCATTCCATTTATCCTTATCACTTTTAGTAACATGGATATCTTTATTATCCGTGTGAACAGCCAATCTTTCTATTGATCCTTCTTCTGTTTCGTACTTTATCCAATCTGACCAGGTTCCGTTAACTAATGACTTTCTCCAAAAGCCTCCATCTGCGGCCATGGCCATTGCTTCTCCACTCGTCGAAGAGGAGCACAAGTAAATACCGCGAACCGCTTGGGGCGGTGCATTAATAGCATCACTCGACATGTAAAAAGTAAAAGTCTTTTTCTGCCCTATCGCAACACTATGAAAGTCATAGCCTTGACCGATGTTAATAAGAATGGATCCATCGTCTTTCGTCATTTTCGAAAGCTGTGCCCCATTCCATTTAGCTCGCTCTTCATTCGTAACATGCCGTTCCTGATCTTGATTGTGCAGATCAAAATCTTTCTTCGCCGCCTGCTGTACGTTATCAACATTCCCCAGATCCAGCTGTTCCTTTGTCACCTTGTGAGGGTTGTTCATGTCATTTTTATGTGCGGCTAAACCTTTATGCGCTTCTTCAATACCTTTCTCCCAACGGTTCACATCATCCTCATTGATTGGATCATCCGGCAGCCAGTCTGTTTTTGCTTCATATGCCATTTGTTACACCACCTCAAAAGTAAATCTAAAGTCCAGCGTTCTGTTGTTACTTACATCTAAATCTGTTGTTCTTTCCGTAATCACGTTGTTTTGCTCATCAAGGACCTGAACACTCTTAATATGTTTGATATCTTCTTCTCGATGAGTAAGTACCGTGACAACTGCGCCCTGAATGGTTATTTCCACAATCTTTGTTTCATTTCCATTCAGCAGCACTTTCGATATTCTACTTTTAAGATCTGCAGCTGTACGCTCTCTATAAACTTTCGTAATCATGGTAAAACCACCTCGTTATTATTGAGCGTGACGGAATAACCCACCATCAGCTCACTTGCTTTTCGATACCTTCTGTTATTCAGAATGACAGTATCTTTTATCTTGAGTGGCTCATTTAAAGCAGCTCGCAAGGTATACGCCAAGTGAGCCGGCTTCATATTTTCTAATGTTTCTATGAGCTCGCTCATGTGCTGCATATCATCTATATCAATATCAACATTAAAACGGTACTCTCCAGGAAGTAGCCGGACCTGAGCGGACGGATTCTTCAAGAACCGATTCAATGCCTGTTCAATGGCCATATATGTTGCGGGCGGTATATTGGACATTTTCGAGATCAGCCGCAGCCGGCGGATCTCGTACGTATCACCGGACTCTCGAGGCACGTTCAATATTTTTTCCCACCGTTCAAGTCCCCAGGTTGCTGTTGTGACAAACAGCTGATCTGTCAGATCAAAAATGCTATTATTTTGCTTTTCAAATTCTGGAGATTCCGCTTTAAGAAGTTCAGCCATTTCCTTTAACTTGGTAAGGAACGGCGGCAGGTAAGCAGTCATTTCATCGAGTTTGCTCAATGATGTTCACCTGCCCCAATTTAGGGATTTCGACGTCACTCAGAACCAAATTTTCAGCCAAACCGTTTATTTTAATATCTGCATAATCACTTACTGAGGGTGAATTATAGACAATATTATTGATCTGCGATAAGCGGATGACATTATCTTCGAACGCCATCTTTTTAAAGAGGTTTAATACACCTGATTCGATTTCTTTCTTCACCTGCTCAATAGAGCTATTGACCTCGGGAAGCACCTCAGCTGATATCTCAATCTCTTTCCAAACCGCACTCTCCACCGTGACAAAGGCGCCAATAGGCGCCTGTCCTTCTCCTTGTCCCGGTTCAGGATCAATATAGTTCTTGACCTTGGATATTAAAATATCGGATGCAGGTTCCAAGTTGGCGTTGGTCACGACAATTTTGACCGTTCCGTCCCCATTCCAAAGCGGAAAGATTTTTGCCTTACCGACTCCGTCAACTTCTTCCGCCCACTGCTTATAATGCTCTTTATTTGCACTAACAGCTTCCCGGCGTACGCGGGTAAAATATCTCGCTCTTAAACTGTCATCATCCTCTTCTTCACGTCCAGGAATCAGGATCTCTTTCACAATTGCTTTTTGAAGTCCTGGAATGGTATCCAATGACAATAGATTCTGGCCGGAAATATTCGCGTTCCCCGCTTCTCCGGCTGTTTCACATTCCAACGTCCCGTCAGCTGTGTATTGAAAATACAGATTATCAACAAAAAAGCGGGAACCCACTGGAATGGTTATTCCTTCAGTAAACTCCGCTGCCCTGACTGCTTTCGTGGCAGCCGTTCGCTCGATGCCGGCTTCAGTAGCCCGACGATCTAAAAATTCCCCTTGTGCTGTGTCCGAGAAGACAAGTTCCAGCACCGTATCGAGCCAAATATAAGACTTGGCCAATTCTGCAGCTGCAGGAGCTAACGCGTTATAAATCACGCTTCCTTCCCTTGTATCAATGTCAGCTGAAATTCTGTTCAGCATCCGGTCCATAATTTCTTCAAAAGTTTGATCTTCAAACATCTTCACCGAGCACCTCCTCGATCTCTAATGTTCCCTCGTCAGTTTCGACTGTAAAGGAAACATGGAACGAATCGCCTTGTTTTTCTATTTCAAAATCTGACACAGAAGAAACACGATCGTCATAGATCAGTGCCTCCTCTATCAGTCGCGGAATCTCCATTTTCTTATATGCGTCTGTTGTTTCATTATCTGCTAGGACGTCTTGAAGCTCATTTCCAATGTCATGACTGAAAACAGAATAGGCGTATCGCTCAGTATGGAGGGATAAATATACAAACTGCTTGATGGCTTCAAGGCCTGTGATCATTTCATTTGTGATACGGCCATTTTCAAAATCTATTTTGTAGGTTTGCGAGGTCTCTATGACTTCGCTGCCATCTTCAATATCATCAAATTCAATTTCTGGCGAAAGGGCCAACCCGGGCACCCCCTATATTTTGTCGAGAATAAAAAATGATTGTCCGCCTTTTAAGGAGACAACCATCACATTCTCACCCATCTTTAGTTCTTCATCTTCTCCAGCCTGCAGCCGCTTAGGAATAATAATCAAATCAGACGGAATAATTAGCTTTTCATTTTCATTGAGTTTAATTTCAACAGGAGAAACGGAAACCACTTCAGCCGGCAGGATATCCACCGGCGACTCTGAATCAACGGCACCGACAGCCAAATGCTTGATCGCTTCACTTAGTCTCATGAGGAAACACCATCAGGAATAGAGTTTTTCTCCACAACATCAATGGTCATCGTGTGCGTAGATCCTTTAAATTCGTGTTTGTCTGTATCGATCCAGTATGTTTTCTTAACCCCGACTTCCGGAATTGAGATATAAACGGGCAAGCCGCTCTGAAGATCCGGAATGCCAATCGCTTGAATACTCTTGAGTTCTTTTTTAACACCTTTTTTCTGTGCCTGTTTGACTTTCGCACGCTCCTGAAGCTGCGCCTGGTTAATGTTATCAGAAACCGTTTCGACATACTGAAGCACACCATATTTACAGATCCCTGAGTTGTCACTTGCGGTGGCTGTGTATGTTTTATTGTCTTTCTGCCGGCGGAGCTTTACTTTTGTGGCCGTGTCATTAATTGAAGTGCTGTATTGATAGCCGGTGATGTTTACACCCGTCTCCAGCACCCATACTTCTGACGGATCTGGCCAAGCACGAAGGCCAAGCTTCCCCTTCGCCGAATATAATTGATAATTCCTTCCGGTTTGGCTTTTCGTTTGTTTCAAGGCTTTTAGAATCATGTCATAAAGGCTCGTATCGTCTTTGAACACAAGGGATTTAATTGTATGACCTGTGTTTGCAATAGACGTTGTGGGAATCTGAAAGTCTCTTGCCAAGCGTTTTATGATCTCGTCTGCACGCTGATTAGAGAAAACATAAACATCTTTGTTTTTGACCAGATATTGCAGCATGTCATAAGCCGTAAAGGTCAGCCCGTGTTCTTCCGGATTGCGCGAAAACACTATACCTCGAAACAGCTCTTTCCCTTTCCACTTAAATAAAACCGTATCCCCTTCAGATACGCTGTAATATGAATGGGTTCCCTGTTTCGTAATAATCCTGGCCGTGATCGACCGCGGTGCCTGATACCGTTGTCCTTCGAGTGAAACACTTTCAGTTACCAGCTCAAGCCATTCCGTTTCTTTAATGACGAAAAGTTCTATCATGTCATCACCTGCTTATTGCGGTATCTTTAATTTTTGGCCAGGAAAGATCCAGTGTCCTGGCTGCCTGATATTCCGTTTACTTCGTTTGATCATAGCCTTTTTATTGACGTTCCATATTTTGCGCCACTTTGTGCTGTCTCCATAAAATTTACCGGCAAGATCCCACAGTGTATCGCCTTTTTTAACCGTATATGTTTTAGGAGCTGATTTAGACGGCCGTTTCTTCTTCGTCTTTTTCTTCTGCTTGATCTTCCGCGGGGAAGCGGTTTTGTATTCCTTCAGTTTGATTTCAAAATCACGGTCACCTATATCTTTTTGACCCTCGCTATAAGAAAAATCCTCAATACTGCAGGTAAAGTTGATTTTCGTGCCAGTAATCAGAAACTGAACAGGTTTTTTCGCTTTCGCCCATTTCTCAATCTTAGCGATGGCATTTTCCGGAGAAGGAAAACCTTTATATTCGGCAAGCGGGCTGTGTTTCTTCGGAAAAAAAGATGAGAACGAAATCTCTTTCGTTCCCGGTTTATCTATAAAAGTGATCTCCCCAAAACTGGCCACTTTTACAGACTCATTTTGAATTGTGTTGGATATATCAATTTGTTCAGGAAGGACGGGAAGCCGTAGCTTGTCCTTCCCTTGTGAAATCCAGAATTCATAAACAGATCTAGTCAAACGCGACGACTCCCTTCGTTCCAATGTTGATATCTTGTTCAAGTTCATCGACAAGGACCTGTTTAATTTTTGAGACCAGACTGTTCACATCTTGATCATTGTAAAAATGCTGATCGCCGTTAAACTGAATAACGACCTCTTTACCTCTTGCAGCGGTAACAGTTGTTTGTTGGCTGCCTGTTGTAGCAGCAGTTACCTGGCCAGATGATAATTCAGCTTGGCCTGTTTGTGTAGGATCCGTGACTTCCATTCCGAGAGCTTTAGCTGCTTGAGCCAAAAGATAGCGGCCACGGATGCCCCGCTCCTCCGGAATGATCCATTCACGTTTATTTCCTTCACCCACACGAGCAATTTGTTCTCTTGTGATCAGGCCGCCGTTAGCGTAACCAACATACGGTCCACCGCGTCTCAAGCTTTTAATACCAGGTACATTGTCAATAGAGCCGTATCTGCTTTTGATGTAGCCGATCGCAGCAGCAGCGTTGTGAATCGGGTTTCTAATGTTATCCATGCCTGGTGCTTTATGTGCGTTAAAAGTGGTCGGTACTGTCTGCATGAGCCCTTGAGATGGATTGCCTGCCTTCGCGTTACTATCCCACAGGTTAATGGCGTTAGGGTTGCCTCCTGATTCAAACTTAGCAATTGTCATCAGTCCTGGAAGCCAGCTTAATGGTGTTTTTGTGGCCATCATTGCAGCCATAAGCCACTGTTTCACATTTCCGCCTACTGCACCCATTCCGGAATAAGCAGCTTCCAGTGAACCTGCTTGTTTTTCAGCGTATTTTTTCACATCGACAGAATCCAGTCCTTTTACAACACCGACAGAGGCAAAACGCCCCAAGCTCATCATGACACGAGAAGGTGAATGGATATCTAACTCTTCACGGAAAGCTTTCTCTACTTTTTTTGCTAGTTCCTTGGCTGCCTCATGGACCTCACTGCCCTTTGAATTCATACCTGAAACAAAATTCCCGATCATTCCGGTTCCCCAGCCGTTTGATGATTCTTTAGACTTCAAAAACGGCTTATTCACATGAGTATTTACATACTGATCAGTGCCAGTTTGTGAACTATTTTGACCGGAAGCAAACCCTTTGATCGTACCAGTTCCCCATGAAGAAGATTTATTCACAGTGTTCTGGAATGGTGTTTTGACTTTCGTCTGCAAGAAGCCATCTGTTCCGGTTGCCGTACTGTTCTGGCCGTTAGCATAACCATTGACCACTTGTTTTCCGTAATTCGGAGAGTAGGAGATCAAATTTTTCATAGGTTGGCCAACGTTTTTCTGTTTCCAAGCATCCATTGAAACGATGTTATCGCCAATACCTTGATCGAAGCCTTGTGTGAACTGTTGGCCGAAAGAAGCCGCCTGTTCATTTAGGCTCGACGTATCAACAGTAGGAGCTACCGTCGTTGAGACTGATGCTCCGCCGGCTAATGGTGAAACAGCAGTTTCTCCACCTGCAGATGAAGCAGAAGCCATATCGTCAACAACGCTCATCCCTAGTTTAGAAGCGGCCTGAGAAAGAAGCATTTTACCGCGCCCCTTGTTGTTATCAACAGGGATCACAAACTCCTTACCTGCTTCGCCAATCCAAGAAATAGTTGGTTTCGTAATATAGCCACCCGTCGCATTCCTTTCAAGAACGCTTTTTTGTTTAGGGAAAATACTTGTTGGTGCTGATGGCTGAGACTGAGCAAGATCAGCAATTCCTCTGCCACCGCTAGTATTTTTACCAGGAGAAGACTTACCGGATTTCTTTGTCGGTAATCCAGTAGCTTCTTCACCTCTCCCTATGATATTGCCTATGATCTCCCCTCCAGCGTCAGCTAACCCTTTTAGCTTAATGACCCACCAGAAGGTATCTTCAAACTTCTTCTTAATTCCGTCAGCTATCTTTTCAAGGGGATCCCCTACATTTTCACTAAACCATTCAGAAATACCATTCCAAGCATCTTTAACAGCTTTTTTCGCTGACTCAAATTTTTCCGAAATGGATTTTTTGGCATCTTCTACTTTTGAGACAATCGGATTCCAAACATTTTCACTGAACCAAGCCGAAACTGCACTCCACTTGTCAGAAATCCATGTCCACGCTTCGTTAAGCTTTGTCCAGATCCAGTTCGCTGCATTAGTGACAGCATCACTTACTGGCGTCCAAACATTATCCATGAACCAAGTTGAAACTGTAGACCATAATTCTGAAATAAAAGTCCATGCTTCGTTGATCTTCGTCCAAATCCAATTTGCTACGTTACTAACAGCTGTACTGATTGGGTTCCAGACATTGTCATAAAACCAAGTTGCCACCTGAAGCCATTTTAATTGGATCCAGATTCGCGCATAATCAATATGTGCTTGGATCCATCCGGCAACAGTTGCAACTGTATTACTAATAGGATTCCAGACATTATCCATGAACCAAGTGGAGACAGTGGACCAAGTGTCTGAGATCCAAGTCCAAGCGTCATTTATTTTTGTCCAAATCCAATCAGCAGCATCAGTGACACCGTCAACTAATGGATTCCAGACATTATCCATGAACCAAGTTGAAACAATCTTCCAAAGAGCTTGGATACCATCCCAGGCAAATAAAAAGGCACCTACTACTAAATTTATGATCGGAACTGCAGTGTTATAAATAGGTGTCCACACGTTATCCACAAACCAGGATGACACGTCATTCCAAGTATCAGTCAGCCATTTCTTAGCATCCTCAAATTTATCGGTGATCTTATCAATCTTGTCTCCGGCCCAATCACTAACTGGGTTCCAGACGTTATCCATAAACCAATCTGAGAAATCAGACCAAGTATCCTTGATCCAATCAACGGCGTTTCCTGCACCGTCCTGAATTCCATCCCATGCTTTAGAAGCGCCGCCATCATCAAACCATTTGCCAATGGATGATCCTAAATCTGAACCCCCGATGCCGCCTGCAATACTACCGACAACTCCGCCGACAGCAGTGCCGACAACAGGGACGACAGAACCAATGGCTGCACCTGCGGCTCCTCCTGCAGCAGCTCCGCCAAGATTCCCAGCAAAAGAACCAACTTTCTCACCTGCATTATCTTTGTTCATCCCGAGTAAGTCGGTTGCAGCTAATGCAGTTCCCAAAAGAGGGATACCTTTCGCAAATTTACCGACACTTTTCAGCGGACTTAAAACTTTCCCGAACTTCGAGGCACCGCCCGTCGCTCGGCCTGCTGCACGGAGTTCTGATCTGGTAGTATTTACTGAAGCTCTTGAACCTGTGCCTCTAACAGGATCAGCTGCGGTTCTTCCTGAACGACGTCTTTCCAGCTGTTCGGATGATACAGTGATAGATCTATTAGAAGGGTTCACACTGGTTGGATTACCACGTCGGCCAGAAGCATTTTTCCCTCTTCCTTTACGGCTGCGGTCACTTCCGCCGATACCGCTACAGCAACAACATGTTAAGCTACCGCTCCGTGGTAGACTTGTTGGACTCGAAGCAGATCCGGAACTTCCGCCCCTTCTCCCTGAACCACGAGCAGCCTTTCCATTACGTCTGCCGCTTCGTGTATTAGGGTCACCGCCGGGAGTACGGTTGGGAATCAACTTCCGAATTACTCCCGCTGCATCACTTCCCACAGTTCCAATTCCTTTTAAGAGCGGCCGTAGGATTTTCAAATATGCAATCAATCCAATTAAAGAAGGAATCACAACTTTAAAGGCTGTTTTTAAATCGTCCCAATGATTCACCGTCCACTCAATGGCCACATTCAGCTTGTCACCTATGGCCTCGCCAAGATCAGTAATATCCTTTTTGATCTCTTTGAGTTTTTCTTGACCTTCCTTGCTGTTTAGGAACGAGTCGATCTTGTCAAAGGCTGGGCCTAAACCGGTAAGCAGTGAAGTTCCCATATCCTTAGATATGCTTTCAAAATCCCGCATGGCGTCATTAATCGGTGTCATCGGGTTATTATCCCGAAGCTGAGAAAAGCTGCGTTCCAGTTCGCCTGTTGTTTTTGCACTTGTCCCAATGCCTTCAGCCATATCTAAAATCGGCTGCTTCAGGTCTTCATATTGCGTTCCTATTAGCTCCGTGGCGATAGATGCCCGCTTAGTCTTGTCTTTGACTTTTGATAAGGCATCAGCAACCTTAAATAAGCTTTCTTGACCACTAATAGAACCGTCTTTAAACCCTTTGAACATCTTCTCTGTTTCTTTGGCACCGAATAGCGATTTGAACGCGTCTACTTGACTATCAGACATTTCAGTACGGCGAATGTTAAATTCACGCATACTGTCAGCAAGGTTGTCGAAGTTTCTGGCCCCGCCTTTTGTCCCTTTAATCATGGCGTTAGCGATCTGGCCGCCTGTGAGTTTCATGTCTTTAAAAGTGGAACTGTATTCATTCATCGTGTCCAGCAAATCGTCGGCCTGGTCACCGGCATTCCGGTACACATACGCGATTAAATCCCCGCTGTCTTTCCCGGACATTTTCAAGTTGTTATACATTGAGCTGAAGGCCCGGTCCACTTCCGCCTGATCAGCATTCATGAGCTGTGCGATCTTGCTAGATGACTCTGTCAATTCAGCCAGGGCTTTTTTAGATGCTCCTGTCTGTTGAGACAAGGTTCTCAGAGATAAGCTGACTTCTTCCCGGGATCCTCCCGCTTTGTTGTCATAATAGATCTGGTCTGTCATTCTAGCAGCGTCTTTTTTGCTGACTTTCGAAGTCGCTGAAACATAAGCGTCTTGGGACATAGCACTTTTCCCGCTGCCCATAATCGCACCAGCCGACAGTCCGCCGCCAACTGCCAGGGTGACAGCAGCGTTTTTCAGACCGTCTAACTTTGCTTCAATTGCATCCAGAACCGCTGAAGCCTTGTCCTTAATAGAAACAGTAGGCTCTGCATGTTCGCTGTCTACATCAGACACATGGCGCCGGATCTCATCTAATTGGCTTGAAGCACGATCACGAACTGAAACAGTAGGTTCAGCATGCGAGCGATTCAAATCAGAGAGACCTCCACGAATTAAGCGAAACCGTGGTGTAGCTTGATCATTAACGGAAACCGTCACCTCATGGTTACCCTCAGTAAGATCCTCTGTTTGCTGGCGTATAGAACGCAAACCATTTGAAACCCGATCATCTAAACCGACTTCAATTGATCGAGCCCGCCCAGTCAAGCGGCTTGCTGATCGGTCAATTCGTCTCATAACCCGCTCTGTTCGATCTTCAGCATCAAAAATAAGAGGGCCATTAGCGGCCCTCTGAAGTCTCTCTGCATTCCCTTGTATCTTTCGAAGCTTTCGGGTGATCTTATCTTGTAAATCAAACGTAGCTGTTAGTTTAGCCATAGTTAATTACCTCCCTTCTTCGCTTCCTTTTCTAACAGCTCAAGCTTGTAACTGATCAAACCGTATAAGAGTGCCTTGAATTCTCTCGGCGCCTCATATAGTTCTTGTAATTCTGACGGGGAATATTTGAGCTCGTGCATAGCGTAATAAAGATACACTGTCTCTTTATCCCCGCCTTCTATTAGTTTTTTGCTGCTTCTTCAAGGTCTTCGGGATCATCCTCAAAGCCATTGATCTCAATAGCTTTGTTCAACCAGTTTGCATATTCACCGCCGACAGACAGAACACGCTTTGCAACTTCCACCGGATCCTCTGTTTTGTAAGCTTCGCGTAGCTCTTTAGACTTAAAGTTCGGGTAAACAGTTGTTTCAACGGCAATACGAGCATAGAAGCGTTGGCTGTCCAACTCTTTCACGCGGCCGCGGCCTTTTACATTTTTGTAAGTGGTGTTTTCTTTTTCCAGCTCGTCAATGCGTTCTGTGGTAATAGCTTTGAATACAAACGGAATCACCTTTCCTTGCTTGTCAACAAATCGCTTTGAAATAGGCACTTCTACTTCTTCCGCTTCAATTGTTTGTCCTGGCATAAAGAATGAAAGATCATATACTTTTTCGTTTTGTTTTTCGCTCATGTTAATTAGCTCCTTCTATTTACAATTAAATTTTTTGGATATAAAAAAAGCACATTCTCTTCGAATAAAAATCACAAGGATTCGAATTCGCAAAAAGGATGTGCTTGATTAAAAATCACAAGGATTCGAATTTACAAAAAGATGCGCTTACCAGTATAATGAAAATCGTACATAAAGCGCCATAAGGGAAGTTTGCATCCCCGTTAGAAAGGGGGTGATATAATGTCAACTGAAGCTTACCAAGCTCTAATGGTATTGATTGGTTTCCAATCATCATTATTTAGTTTGGGTTCTTTAATTGTTGCCTTGTTGACTTATAAAAACAAAAAATAGACTCTCCCTTGAGCGTTGGAAACTTAAAGGGATAAGTCTATCATGAAAAATATGCGAGCAAGCTCCCTTAAGGACAGCTTGTGTACAGACCGGAGTGTTGGCGCACTCCGGTATTTTTATTTTACGCAAAATCTTAGATGTTAATTCTATAATGTTGTTGCGTGGTTAATTTGATTTAATCAATGTATATTCAGTATACATTATTTCCACTCCATTTTACAGTTATCAAACGTAAAATGGATAAAAAAAGTAACAAAATTCCTAAGGACGTCAAAACGAATTCAATTTATTAAAACGTATCCTTCAGCTTTTCAGGAAGATCAAAGTCCTCAAAGGTAAACGGCACTTCTTCTTCCAATGCTTCAGAATCAACGTCAAGCCCTGCAATTTTCGCAGAGTCAAAATTCACATCATACAGCGTGACACGCTCAGTTCCACGGCCGGAAGACGCATCATCCAGAACTGCTTGAAGCGTGAAATAAGGATCTTCACCTTTCTTCACATAGTTTAGCATCAGCTGCACAAAGCGGGATGTGACTTTATAAAATGTCGCTGTGCCTGTTCCGTTTGCGCCTGTCGTTTTATGACCGGTCATGCGGCGCCCCATAACGTTGACTTCCGATTTATTTTTCTCCACATTCGCTTCGAATGTTTTGATAAACGCCAGTTCCTCACCGTCCAAGAAAAGGCGTCCCTCTTTACCAGATATCGTATTCTGCGCTTTAAAAGCCACCTTACTTCACCTCCACGTTAAAGTAGAATTTCTCAGCAACATCAACCGGCTGCACAGCAAGATCAATCAGGAAACCGTCACGATCGCTATTCAGAGCAATTGTGATGTCATTCTCTGAATCAAAATTGGTAATGCCCCCGTTATCTTGAAGAACACTCAAGTATTGAGTAATCAACGTTTTCACGAATTGAAGGCCGTCATTTGTAGCAGGAACGTCGCTTCCGCTCGCTTTACGTGACTTAATCAGAGCTTTCAATTGAGATGTCAGATCATTGTTGATTGCATCCAACACTCGGACAATTTTATTTTTCTGGAACATCTTATTCTTCTCAGCTGTAAGACTTGTGAGAGAATTAATATCCTTCTCAACAGAAACAGATTTGTCTCGAGAATCATAAGTAAACAGGAATTCCCCGTTCGCCAGCCGCTGAATTACCTGGTCGTTATCCAGTCGAGTAAGGACGTCCACCGCTCCCGCATATTCTACGAACGTAAGCGACTGATTGAACGTTGCACCCGCGCTGGCGCCGGCAACCCAAGCAGTAGCTTTTTCCGGAGTGATCTCCGTTCCGTCTTCAAGCAGAACTCCGCCTGTGACATTAATAATACCTTCGTGATCGCCTTTGTAATTAGAGAGTACGCCTTGAACCTTTAAGCCTTGATTGTCTCTCAGCCGTTTGATGAATGCGACAAACGTCGCTTTCAATTGCTCGTTATCCTCAACAGGCAGCGCGATTGTGTCAAAGTATTCAGTTTCAGCCGCTTCCAAGAAAGCTGTGTAATCAGCATTTGTCGGTGTCTTGTCTGTTCCACCTGACAAGCGGATTCCAGAAGATGCCGGAAGGTCCCCGCTGACGTCCTCCGGAGCTGTTCCTGTTAGGGGAATCGAAACTGTTAGATCCCCTTTGCCTGTAAATTCAACAAGTTTATTTGCTTTCAGTTCCTCGGCTTTAGTTACCGTTTGCTTATCGACTTCTGACTGATCAAGATAGGTTGTGACATCCAATTTTGAAGAATCAATAACGTTTTCTGTAATTCTGATAATGATGTCATTTCCTTTAGTTCCGCCATAAAGAGCGGTTGCCTTTACGCCTTCACTAATGTCTGCTTGAGCACGCAGCCCCTCCGTCAAACGGTAAAGTAAGACTGTACTTGCCTTCTTCATTGCCTCACGAAGAAGCAACAATGAAGGATCATCAATGTTTAATCCCACTTTTTTATTCAAGTCCTCGATTGAAGAGATAGAAATGAATTTCTTAACCTCTCCCCAGCTGGATGCTATCGGCAGCGCAACTGTTCCGCGTTCGCCTACTGATACCCGATCTTCTGCGGTCGTTTTAAAGTTAAAATAAATACCAGCACGCTCTTTTTCCTTGCCGACTGTAAATGTTCCGCCGTTCATTTATTTGACCTCCTTCTGAAGAAACTGATCAATCAGCTTCTTCGCTTCCGATTTAGTGATTCTGTTTTTTTCTGTATGAAAAAGAGCACCGTCAAACACCTCGGGCCTTACCCCAAAGAGCTCTCGACTGTGCTCTCGCAAATCCTTAATATAAAAAGCATTTTCTGTTCTTTCCTTTTTCGTGGCCATCATTTCACCCCGCTTGTAAATTCAAAGTTTTCAAGAGAAGGATGCTGTTCTCGTTCATACCAATAGCGACTCGTCCAATTTAGAACGATGCTCGCATAATCATCTGAGATCCGGGTTTCTATACGTGATAAGCGAATAAAATCCCCCGTATCTTCGCCAGATTCCCGCATGAGCGGAATTAACCCCCTCTTACTCCTAAGTGTATCCGCGATCCTTTCTGCTTCGTTATGAGCCTCCTGCGCGTTCTTATGAAAGAGTTTCACGTTTAAAACATAGGATTTTTGAAACGTAGATACTGTGTCCACCCCATCGACTGTGGAAGCCGGCGGAATGTAAAGAGATGGGACAACAAAGTCCTGCGGTATTTCTTTTTCATACACTTGCACAGGATACAGTTTGTATAGGTAGCCCATAATTGAGCCCACTTCTTGATTCATGGCAGCACCGCCTTAAAATTCTTCATCGATCCACTGCTGCAGCTTCCGCTCAAGACTTCTCTCAAACATTAGTTCAAAGATGGCCATAGCATTATCCCAAAAGCCGGACCCGTCCACCCATTGGAATTTAAGCAGCATTCCAGAACTTCTTTCGGCGGGATCATATTCGAACCGTTCACCCTTCCAGCGTCCGGGGACCCACCGGCGATCCTGATTTTTAGATGGATCAATTGTAAAGTGCCCGTCATTCACGTATGAGGCGTATTCCAGATTTGTTCCGACATCCAGTTTTAAGCTGCCTGATATCATTGAAAAAATATTATCCTGGTCACCTTTCTGATAGGAATTGAGCAAGCGGCGGGTGTCCACGGTCTTTGTCCTGATAATCTCATCTTGGATGGTATCTAAGAACTCAAAACCCATTGCTTCAAGCCACTGCTCATATTTCCTCTTCATTCCCCCTCGAGAAGCCCGGTCTAATGATTGTATGAACTGATCGAGACCCCTAATTTTCATAAGTAGTCCACCTCCCGGACTGCCGTCACTTCCCAATGATGATTCTTGATCTTGCGCGGCTTTTGTAATTTATAAGCTGTACCTTCCCAAATAACCCTGTCGTTCAAGCGAATATCTGCAGAAGCTGGGAAATGGACCAGAAATGATTGATATATGGCCGTGTTCGGTTCCTGCTGCACAATGGATTGGTTCTTTTCTGTGAAGTAACACGGCAGTCCCGCTATATCTGGAACTTCAGGATATGAAAAAGCCGGCTGAACATCTTCAACCGGCACCCCAAAGGATTGTTTTTTGTTTTCCGCTTTCTCCTGCAGGTGATAAACATCGCATCGATGAGTTAATAAAGATCGATAGCTCATATGGACCTCATCCGCATTTTTACTTCTGTACCTTCCAAACTTGGCTCAGATGATACAACATAATCTTTAATGAGTGTGTAGACGTCTGGTTTTTGAATAGAGCTGCCGTTTCCAAGAGAATATGAATAGTCTCCGATCTTCTCGGTTGTATATCCTTTGGTGATTGACTCATCAGAATTAATTAACGCGAAATACTGCGCCATTTTTAATAAAGCCAGCCGAACCGTTTCAGGGAGCGGATCATATTCTGGGCCAGAAAAATCATGGCCAACTTGATAGGTTATTTCAGCTATACCTTCTATGATGTCCTGAGTAAGAAGGGAATCAGACCGATCCTTTACAGAATCAAAAACAGTGTAATTCTTAAGGTCAGCAGGAGTGATTAACACGCCGCTCACTCCCCGCTGTTTTCTTGCTGATTAAGGATGAAGGCAATTCTTTCGTCTGCGTTTTTGAAGTGAGACGGATTGCCACCAAGATTAGAAATAATGGTTTCATGATCCGGTTTGTGCATACCTTTCAATTGATCTTCTGTATAATGTGTCGGCTCTTCTCCGCCATTTTTCTTGTCTTGCACCTCATTTACTTCAAAGGCTTCGTTTTGCTTCAAGTAAAGATACAATTTTCTTGAAACCGGCTGTTCTTCTCCGATTTTAAAGACTTTGTCCATCACGTGATAGTTCTTGCCTTTAATGAGTTTAGCTTTATACATAGCTCCTCACCTACTCTTTCACTTTCACGATTTTAGCCACAGCATCTTCCTCTTCGAATTTGCTGTCCAGCTTAGCTGTCAGGACAATGATAAATTTACGTGCTCTAATATCTTTGTCTACTTCAATTCTGATATTACGAGAGAAGCCGAGAATGATATTCTTCGGATGGGTTAGGATAATGTCAGAAACGTCAGTAGTCACATCCGCTTCACCAATCGTATAAGGCTGCATGTTCGCAATTCCCTTGACCGGAACACCAAAAGCTGAAGAAAGACCACCTTGAACAGCTGCATCCCCTAAGCTCGTTTGTCGATCAGCAACACGATCTTTCCACTCAACTTCAATACCAGGAGAAGTATAGAAGCGGAACTCCTGCGGAATACGCAAATATTTAGGCGGAACAGCTTTGTATCCACGTTTAAATATCTGACGTGACAGTTCTTCGCCCGCCGCGTCAACAATATGGGAAGCGGCTTGTTTACGGATACCGTTTATCTGAGCCAGAAACGGATCTGATGAAGATGTATCTCCATTAACAATCAACTCTTCAATATCAACAGCGGCCCGCTCCGCTAGAATTTGCATGATTGTATCCTGGAGACCTTCTCCTTCAATGTTATTTTCGAGAGTGTCATAAGTGATATCAATCTCTGCAATTACTTCTTTTGTGCTGAGGTTGACGGTACTTGTTGTCGGTACTGCCTTTTGATCATCAGCCAGAGCCTTTCCTTCTTGGGCTGCTCTTAAGATACGTTGGCCAAACCCGATTTTTTCGATTTTCTGAGTGTCGTGATCCATTTGAATAACACGAGAATCCTTCAGGATAGTTGGTGTATCTTGAACCATTCGAATAAATGCACTTGCCTGTGTAGGATTCATTAAACCGCCGCTTTTTAAGCTGGACAGCGTCATTTCTGCTTTTCTAATTGCCTCTTGGTTTGTCACTTCATTTCCTCCTTATGAAAAGAGTCAGGGTTTAAAGAAGCCCTGACCAGATTGATTTATTAACTTGTGTTTCAGTTTCGGAATTTGTTTCATCTTGTTTAGAAATTCCGCGGCTTTTTTCAATCGCTTCAATACGATCAGCGAGCGGTTGAACAGCGTCAGTAATAGCTTTTTTCAACTTCTTCTCAGCTTCTTCCTCAGCCGTTTTTTCTTCGTCTTTCTTCTTTTTAGGATCTTCTTCCTTTTCTAATTCCGTGAGCCGCTTCTGAATTGGCTCTAATGCTTCTTCGATGGATTTTGCTACATCCTCTGAGTTCATTTCTTCTTCTCCTTCCGTCTCCACCTGACTCAGCAAGTTGCCGAGAGCAGTATGAGCGCTTTTAATTTCTTGTAAGTTTGAAGCCGAGAATTTCCGGCCGGCTTTTTGCAATTCTTCAGGCTTTGATCCGATAGCTTTTAAAATGTCATTTGAGATCAACACTTCCTGGGCGATATTCACAAAGTCTTGCAGGGCTTCTCTGATTTTTTCAGGATCTGTCTCCATACCTTCAGAATAATCCCATTTGAACAAAGCAGAGTTTAATGCATCCTGAGCCGCCCAAAATTCACGGCGTTTACGCCCTTCATCATATTTCTCCTGTACAGCGCCCTTGGCAAGATGAGCATTGCCAGTAAAAAAGTTTTTGAGCAAATTAAAAAGCCCTTTCTCGTCGTGTTTTTCTTGAGAAACAGGCTTTTCTTCTTGTTTTGCAATATCTGCGATGCCGGCCATTGAATAACCGGTGATCTCGCCTTTCTTGATTTCCTCCCATATTTCCTCGGAGGCTTTTGTCACAAGGACCCATGATCCTTTTTTGATGGTTTCCCCATTCATTTCAAAGTCTGCAGGTGCGACGTAGGATTCAACCACCGCGCCAACGCCACCCTGAAAGTCATGCTGCTTATCAATTTCACGGGCATCTTTCAGAAATCCATGAGCGGCTTTTTCGATTTCTGCAGCTGTCATGAAATCACCGTGCGCGTCCACTGTATCAGGTTCATATACGATACCGTAAACGAGTTTTTGCTCGTCCGCTTCTTTTGCAATGACCTTGACTTCCTTTTGAAAGTCCGGCTGTTTTTCTGATTTCATAAAAAAGAACTGCTTTTGATTAGCAGCCTTATCCACGTAAGAAACATGTGTGATTTTTGCGTTTACCAATTCTCTTGGCATGTTGTTCACCTCCTTTCAAAAGCTGTTATCACTCATGTACGTAAGTATCATGTGTTTGAGGAGTGATAGCTTGAAGTTCTTTTATTAACCTTTTAATTAGTTTTCTATACCTTACAGACTCCTCAAAAGTTATTGAATAATCATGAGGAGCACTATGCACAGCAATATTTCTTAATTGTTGAAGGTCTGAAAAAGTCTTTATAAATCTTTTGCTTAAATATCCTCGTTTATTTAGATCCTTAATACATTGAGACATCGTTGGTGGTCTTTTCATTTCAGCACCAGAGTAACTGGATTCATATAAACCAAATTCAGTCATAGTTTCAATCATTTGATGTTCCAATTCTTGCCACGAAAGAATAACTCCCAAAAAAGGCTTCTCTTCTGCTATACTAGCGAAGGATTGATCGTTAATTGTATCTTTAGCAGAAACAGTATCATTATTAAGCGAATTATCATCTTCACCATTAGGGTTTACATTCGATTCAGCGTCTTCCAACTTGTCTTCAAACGTTGCTTCAAACTCCCCATACCTAACTGACTTCAACTTTAACTCTGCTAATTTCAAAATTAATTGGCTTACTGGTTTTCTTAATGCCAAAACCGCCACTAAAACAATAATTGGCCAAGCAACTGATTTAATAATTGATGAAATAAACTCCAACCAGCTCATAAATCTCCCTCATTCCTTAAAGTAATGAGGAAATTATACTATTTTATTCCATGTTTGCTAAGGCTTCTCTTCTAATCTTTTCTTTTTCCTCAGCTGACAACCCTAAGATCTCGTTATCTACCACAGGCGATAGAACACAATGGCAATGCACCCGCTCGCCTGCTGAGAGTTTAGGATCCCTCGGAAACATGCAGGTCTCGCTACTACCTGGTATCTGAAATTCTTCATCTACTCCAATGACTGTGCCGTCAAGATCGATGTGATTCTCACGCGGATTGTTTTTCTTACTTCCGCTGTGCCGCCATTTCTTTTTCTTTACTGCCGGCGATTGTGCATATGATTCATGCTGAGCGGCAGAGGAAGCGGCAAGCACTTCAGTTAGTGCCGTGGTACGTGCCCGGTCCCTATCAAACTGCGGCATATCTTTGAGAGTCAATTCTATGTCCTGTATGGACGAACCGTTCTCAATGGCTTCTGTCAGTACGTTTTCCACTGCTTCATGAGTATTCAGCTTCATGATCTCGGCCAGCTTTTCAGACCAACCTTTGATCCAATCCGCTGCCCTGGTAGATAAAGCTTCAAATGGGACATCTGGATCCAATGAATCCATGATCACTTCAGCGAGCTCCTCAACAGTCTGCTGCAGAAATCCCTCGGTAAGCTCCTGAAATTCTTCCTCGAAGTCGTCCTCGGCAAATAGGTTTTGCGTAAAAAACACTAGAAGGGCTTCAAGCGTCTCTTTTGAGTCTTTGCGTATAAAGCCATTCAGACCATCTAAAAACTTCTTACGCTGGCGTCTGAGCAATCTGGCAATGCCTTTTTCATATTCTTCTACAAAGCCGGGTATCTTAGAAAGGCCGGGGAAGTCAGGTACGACCTCCACGAGCTTCTCTCTCTCATCTTCATCGGCTTTTTGAATAAAAGCAGTTAAGCTTTCCAGCAGCTTATCCGTTTTGTTCATCGCTTCATATCCTCCAGAACATCCCGCATATCTTTTAGTATGCCGATTACATTAGGAGTGCCGTTTTTTGACTTAAAGAGCGCAGCCAAAGGATCCGAGGCGGGCGCCGCGTTATTTTTCCCTATCGGCCTGCTGTACTCTTCTTCTGGCCATTCTTCAAGCGTCTTACCAAGAATACGTCCAGCAAGATCACGCAGATCATTCGGCGAGACTGCGCCGGCATTAATAAAAGGAGTCAGAACCTTTGCAATCTCAATAGGATCCCGGAAATCCGGTCCTTTTAACTGCAGCTCGACCTTATGAATTTCAAGATCATTTAAGAATAAAGCGTTCAGCTTACCTGTGATTAATTTTCTTTCCGGCTGAAATACTTGTTCCTCAGTAATCTTTCTGGCCGTGTCAGCTGTCGCCTTGTTATAGTCCTGAGCTTCCCCGGTATAGAGCGGCGGCAGACGAAAGGCAGAGCGGAGCTTGTCCCTACTTTTTTGGTCATATTCCAGGAATAACGCATCTTGCTGAAGGATTTCAGCCAATGACTTAATTTCCACTTTAACTGGTGTGATTTCCTCATCGCCTTGAATGTTTTTCCCCTTGGCTATCCCTTCCGCTTCGAGCAAAAGAAACTTATGAGCGTTTTCCACACCCTCAAGACCGTTCATATAGTCCTGCAGCTGCTTATATGAGTCTTCAGAGAGCATTCCATTTTCAATGGTTATAGCAGCGGGAACGTGCCGGCCCTGTTTAAAGTACATGAAATTCAACTCTTCAGCCTTACGCGCGCCGTATAAATTGACAATGTGGCCAATCCACCGCGGCTTCCCGTATGCTCCGCTCCCTATTTTAAAATGCACAACCTCATTGGCCTGCTTTTCAAAAGGAGTCTTTTCATCATATTCTCCTGTTTCGGAATTCAAGATTCGAGGGTCTCCGTATTCTTTGAAAAACACCCTTTTCCCATTGATGATCTGCACATATTTTCGGAAGCGTTTTTGACGCTGCATCTTCTTTAATTTACCTGACTCAAAATAATTGTATGGGACCTCTATAGGTTCTGATAATGAGCAAACTCGGACATACTCAGATGCCATATGTTCAATGCCAGCCGGTTTCCCGGCTCCGTCTCGGATCACTTCTATATATCCGTTGCCGGTCTTTTCCCGGTCTTCTATGCTAAAGCCGAGTAATGTTTCAGCTGATTCATCAAAATGAATATACTTGATGAATTCTTCAAGCTGCTGCCATTCTTTATCCGCTGCCGTTTTTTCTGCAGAATCCACTTCATCAGAATTGATATCCTTTGAGTATTTCATCTCGAAGCCGAAGCCTACTATATTGGTCTTGTACGCATCCACACACTGCTGTAAGATCGTCGAATACTCTGCGATGTGTTTAAGCTCTTTCAGGTTATACGGCGGGGGTATGATATTCTCTCCGTACATTTCCGCAAATTCATCTTCATAAATCTGCTTTGTTGTTTCATTAGGCGGAGCAGCTTTAAATACTCGCGCTTTAACTGTAGATTTACCCATTCACTTCCCCCCTCTCTCTGCTTCGTGGTCTTGACCGTTTAGGTCTTCCTTTTGATTCTTCTTTCAGATCGGTTACCTCGTAATCATCAAGGGCGTACCAGATCGCTGAAAGTGTATGCGGGTCTATGGTGAACTCGTCTTCTATGATGTGGCCCAGCTTATCTTTAGCGTAGGTGAGCGGCTTCAGTTCATAGATCGTATTCTCACATCGATCCGAACAAATGATTTTCTTGAACCGCTTGATCTTCTTTGTATATTGAAGGCGGGATCCTTTATATTTGTGGGCGCCCACCATATTGAATCCTTGCTGCTGAAAATACCGGATTGTTTTGGGCTCCGCTGAGTCCGCTTTAATTAACTCCTTGGTCTCAGCAAATTCACTTAGTTCTTCAGCCGTCTGGTCGTCCGTCATTCCATTTTTGTAATACTCCCAATAGATATAAAGGTATTTCTTTTCGTGGTCCACAGCGAGCCGGACAACGGCGTTATATGACTCCTCAAAACCAAAGTCCATGCCTACCCGCTTAAGCGGACGGTTAATATTAGCGATTGCTGTCATAACCTCTTCATGTGGCCTCTCTTCAAATTGCGGCAACACACGAACCCCATTCACGCCAAAATGACCTTGCCGCGCAATTCGGTAAAGGTCTGGGTCGTATTCTTTCATTTCATCAAGCTGCTTCACGTAGCTTCCTGGAAGAAATAAATTATCGTCCGCTGTTGAGTGGTGATAATAAGTGTCATTAATTACGAAAGTCCGCTTTTCGTATAGCTCTTTATCATCGAGCACAAACCGTTTTTGGCGGTCATCTTTGAAGAAATGCTTATATGTCCAGTTATCTTCTCCGACCGGGTTTGTTGAAAGAATCATATGAAGCGGCAATGTTGGGTGACGAAGACGTCCAAGCAGCTCCTTGAACCCCTCATATTTCACCTCAGAACATTCCTCAATCCATATGAGAGAAACGTTATTGATCGATTTTAGCTTAGCCGGCTTGTCCAGCCCTTTAAATATGATCCGGCCGCCGTTCGGAAAGCGGATCTGCATTGGTGAAGACACGCATCTAACAATATGATCGATCTCAAGGTCATTGATAATTTCATCAAAGAGGGAAAAGGTTGAGTCCCTATGCGTGTCGTATACTTCCCTTACGACAAGAACGGTCCGCTTCTCTTCCAGTAATTTAAGAACAATCTTGAGCGCCACATGATAACTCTTCGAGGATCCATAACCGCCGACTAGAAACTGAAACTTTTGATTCCAATCAAAAAGAAAATCCTCAAAGTGCGGATTTACTGGCTTTACCTTTTCAATCATTTGTCCTCATCCTTACGCTTGCGCTTTATCGTAATGTGAACTGAATTGTCAACCGGGCGAGCGGTGAGTCGTTCAAGTTCTGCCTGTTTGGTCTCATTTGTAAGATAAATACCACGCAGCTTCAGCTCGTGCTCATCCATGGATCGTATCATTTCGTATTTCTGGCGGATTGCTTTTAACCGCTTATCAGTGACGCGTGTCATCGCTTCTTCCAAACGAAGAATCTTATCTACACTCGGCTCAGATACCTCTTCAATTTCAGTAACGACAAGGCGCTCATTCATAAGTGCCTGGTGCTTCACTAAACCGGTTTTCTGGTCCTTGGTCGGCACGATGTCTTTTACCTTTCGCAATTGCTGAAGGACGCGGCGTTGCGTTTCATTCAAGCCGTTTTCTATTTTGCTTATTCTCTGCATCATCCGCCGCTCCCGAAGGCTCAGCTCCCTTATTGTTAGATCAATTTGATAGAGCGGGTCTGTTTCGATCTGGCCAAACAGCTCTTTTTCTGTATCATCCATGAAATCAAATAAGATTGATTCATACTCACCAGTTCGCACAGAGTTTTTATTTCCTTTTGGAGCTGCACCGCCTCTATTACCTTTGGCGTTTTGATTGCCAGGCGGCGCTTTTCCTCCCTTATTCCCTTTGGCGTTTTGGTTACCTTTCGGAGCACCTTGACGAAAAGGAGCGCTCCCTTTCGATTTAGGAGCGCTCCCTTTCTTTTTTTCTTCCCATTTATCGTTTGCCTTCCATTTGCGGACAGTGTTGCTTGTGACACCTAATTCCTCAGCAATGTCTTTTAACTTCTTGCTTCCGCCGCTCTCTTCCCACAAATGAAAAGCTTTGTCTCTGCGTGGATCTCGTGGTCTTGGCATTACATCTCACCCACCTCCGAATCTCATATTTGAGTTTGTGTTTGTTTTTAAATTTCCTCATCCTTCTGAAGCTGTATATCAAGCTCTATGAGCAATTTCAAGTCTGCTACAGTGTCCAATTTTATACGTCCTTCTTGGAGTCCCTTGACCCACTGTGCCATACCTGCTTGTATTATCTTTCGGTATTTCTCTTTTGATTGACTGATGTTCTCTAACAACTCGGCACTATGCAGTAGAAGGAGATTTTCTTTTTCATCGTCAGAAAGGGAACATATGTTTCTATTTTCTATTGCCATCCTCCCTGTCCTCCATTACAATATGAGATGAGAGCGTGATATTTTCCCACAACGCGGCCGCGTCTGATCACGCTCTTTGACAGGGAGTTTCTCTCTGTTTAGAAAGGGAGGGTGTTAGCAGCACCCTCTTTTTTTATACAAAAAGAAGTCCTGTTTAGGACTTCTTCTTTTTTTCAAAATTCAATTCAGGCAATTCATACATATGATAAAGAATAAAATCTATAATATTTATATATTGGAGGAGCTCCCTATTAGTAGGTCTCACAATTTCATGAACTGTCTCATTCCCAATGTCTCTAATTTGATTCAGTATCTTTTTCTGCTTATCATCAATTAAGTCTTCCTCATAAAGTTTCTCAATTTTTTCAAACAAGTTTAAATTCACCATTACGGGCTTGTTCTCTTTATCTAATACTGCGACCCCTTTTTTCATCTTTGGCCTTTTATCAATCCCATTCACTTTACATATCGCTTCGATTATCATTCTTATACCTGTATTACATAATAAGTTCATTCGGTGTTTATAAGCATTTATTGTTTCATCTCTAATTTCATTTATTAGATCCGGTAAATGATTGAAATCAAACTTTTCTTTAAATTGCAATAAATGCTCTAAAGTATCCTGCTTTTTTGGCTCTTCAGGATAGACTGTATATTCACTATAGTATTCTCTATCGCTATGATAATCTGGCCCTGTTAAATTAAACATTCCCTCATCGTTATAAATTCTTAAAAAGGCAATAGTATCACAACCTCTACATTGAACTATGGAGTGTTCATCATAGAATTGAAAATCTGATTCTTCATAATCTAAATAACTTTCCACTAACTTTAACTCATGACCGTGCTTATTAGTAACTATATGATGATTTGTTTTTCTTTTACAGGCCTTACAATATAATTTCTCGGGGACTATGGTCATACTTTCCACCCTTTTTAGAAAAATAATATCATTTTTCTAAAAATATGCAATTATAAAAACCATTGCTTATGAATCTGCTCCGCAATCTTCTTCATCATCAAAGGCGGCACGCTCATACCACAAACATACTGCACTGAAGCGTCCATAAAGTCATAGTCGAGAGGAAATGACTGAATCAAAATCACATCTTGTCTTGAAATATAATAGGGTTCATCGTATCGGAGAAATATAGACCCGCTTGCCAACGTAGGCGGTACAAGACTATTCTTAATCAAAACAGTATTAAAGCCGGTCTCTTTACCTTCAAGCCTTCTTGTAATTTGACCGATATCAGTATCTGATGGCTTTCTCTTCACCCATCTTTTATACGTTTTTGTGTTTTCCTTCAATCTGGAACCTCGCCCGCTCCTGATTTCTTTGTACAGAATAGGGCGCTCATTAAAATGGAGCTTTAGCGGTGGTAACTTTAAATCTTTTCGTCGCCCAATAAAAAAGACCCGCTCTCTTCTTTGCGGGACCCCCATTGTGGCAGCATTCAGCACAAATAGCTGTACATCATAGCCTATTTCTTTTGCCTTTTCAATTATAAGCTTTACGTACCCCTTTGCATTTCCAATAATCATGCCTTTTACATTCTCAGCAACAAAAGTTTTTGGCCTAAGCCTGTTTACTGCATCCAGGTACTCAAAAAATAAATCATCCAGTGATTGTTTTGCCTGGCCTTCCCTAAAAGCTTTTTCTTTTCCCCATACCTCTTCTCTTTCACCCGAGATTGAAAACACGCTACAGGGAGGAGATCCATCGAAAATATCCAAATCGAATAATTCCTCTGGCAGATCGTCCAACTTGTTGAATTTCCTGATATCCATTAAAAACGAGTATTTGGGATTGTGATTCTTTCTGTAGATTTTCATCATTTGCGGATCAATTTCACAGTTTCCAAGGAGATTATAGCCAGCAAGCTTATAACCCATGGAGGAACCGCCGCCACATGAAAAAGTACTAAAAACCTTCAATCCGTTCTGCTCAACATTTTTGAGATCAGACAGATACCATCTATAACTGTTCATTGTTCAACACCTACTCATTAAAAGAGAACCCGCATTTAGGACAGGTATGTTCAAATTGGTCCGCCTCATAATAATCAAGATCAATCTCATGATTATCGGTAACTTTCCCGCCGTTCCCTGCATGTTCTGTCAGATCTTCTAAAATACTTTCTAGTTCGCCTTCTGAAAAGCCGGTGAAGGACAGATCAAAATTATTTTCTTCAAGCTCTCTTAAAACTTGTTCGAGTTTGTACTCATCCCAATCGCCGCCTGTTTTGTTAAGTGCAATATTTAAGGCTCTTTCCTCGTTATCATCGAGATCTACCACCGAAACAGTAAGCTCTGAAGGGTTATTCTCCATATAGATTTTGAACCGCTGATGGCCACCTACAAGGTTTCCTGTTCTTTCGTTCCAAACAAGCGGCTCGACATTACCGAACCGTTCAATAGATGCTTTTATTCTTTCATAATCGGGATCGCCTGGCTGAAGATCAATACGAGGGTTGTATGCAGCGGGGTTAATCTTTTCTACTGGTATAGTTCTAATATCCATGATGTTTCGCCTCCAATAAAAAAACACCTTATACACTAAGGTGTCTGATGCTTGTTTATACTCTTCTTCTAAAATGTCTTTTATCTGGAATTTCTTCTAAACACTCTTGTAATAATCTTTTATAACCGGTTAATTTTTTTAGTCTTCTTGATTCTCCAAATGATAGCGCAAACCAAATCGCTACCGCAGTATAAAAAACCAATATGATAATTGTAGAAGCAAAACTTACTTCTGCAAGACCAAGTCCATAATTTAAAGTACCGCCCAAAATAAAAGAAAGAATTGCAAAAAAAGCTGTAGTAAAGTGACTTAAAGCCTTTTTATTATCGATCATATCTTCCAGCCTGCCCAAGAGCATTTGAATTTGCTTTTTATCATGACGCTTTTTGATTTCTTCTCTAAATGCAATTTGATCAGAGAAGCTTTTTTTATGTATGTCCTTTTCAACTCGTTGCAAATAAATTTCTGCGTCTTTGATATCACCAAATTCAATTATTTCTTTGGTTTCACTCATAAAAAATCGCCTCCTAAAACTATATCGGAAGCGATTTTTCAATATTTAGCAATTTAAGTTAGAATGCTTACTTAATATAAAATTCGTCAGTATAGAATGTTCCTTCTGTTTTGACGGGATCTCCTTTGGAATCATAGCGCTCAACTTCAACTTTAAAGCGATATGTGCCTTTTTTGTTGTCGAACATCTCCTTGATGCCCCAATCATCATAATCCTTCTGATCGGGCTTAAGCGGGTTTGGAGAATTCGAGTTAAGAGTCTTCCACTTCCCGCTCTCTTTCCGCTGAGGAATAAGGTTAGGACCTGCAATATAGTCATTGTCATTTTTGACTGCAACTCTAACGATCTTGTCCTCTCCTAAAATGTGATTCTGTTTTGTTGGATTGGCGCTTACTCCCTTTAATGAAGCCATTCCGATTTCCTCCCTTATTTTGTTTTTGTGCTCCTATCCCTCTCCAAAGCACCGGCAGCCATACTCCCAATACATGACGGCTGTTCCCATCATTTCACTTTCTCCGGATCCGGCCGCCTACACGTCTGAAGGTGTCACGTCTCGTTCCCATGATTTCTTCCCAATCCCTTCTCGTCAAAGGTTCTTCTGCCTTTGATGAGGGACTTAACACTTTTTTAAGCTGCTGTTTCGTGTCAGCAGATAAAACGTCTCTCATCTTCATCTTTCATTTCTCCTTGCCGAATAAGCACCGCCTTACGCTATTCGCTTTTATTTATTTGTGGCCCGCCGATTTCCCCCAGGAGGTAAGCAAAGAAAATGGAGAGCCGGTTTAAGACTTTCCTTGCAAGCGGGATCTCACCGCTTGCGTTCCCCGTGACTATCGCGCGCAATACTGCATAGACTCCAGTCGCTCCTCCTGTGAAGCTAACGACCTTCATAGTCATTCGATACATCCGAGTGCACACTTGATAAAGGAAAGGTGCGTCTCCTGGTATGGCCATAAAAAAAACGGCCACTAATCAGCTGTACAAATTTCCATGTACAAAAGATCAGCGTCCGTAGGTATCTCCTTTTTGGACTGTTATTCACGTTCGTTTTCTTGTCTCTATCGTATGACAAAACACGATTTAAAAAAGTACCTATTTTATCCCCCATTTTGTCAGCTTTTTGTCGGTTATTTATCGGTGTTTTATCGCCAAACAAAAAAGAGCATTCATTAAATTGAATGCTCCTCGGTGAGGCTTTGTTGTAACTATCATTCTTCTTTCTAAATCATGAATGCTTTCAAATTGCACAATACAAAAGGAAGGGGGGATAATTCCCCTTCCTTATTTGAGCAATTCCACTATATTTGATATATCTTTTGGTAATAAAGATTTGTGTAATGCTTCATCAATAGTCTTTAACATGGATTTAAGTAATTCCTCTCCTGTTTCTGACAAGACTATATAGGCACTTCTTTTATCCTCCGGATAAGTTATTCGTGATACAAGTTCTCCATCTTTATAATTTTGAAGTCTGGATACCATTCTCGACAAAGCACTCAAGCTTAAATCAATTTTGGAATGTAGCTCCTGTAATCGTAGTTTTTTTTCATCGGCTTCCGAAAGAGTATAGAGTAAAGTAAACTCTTTTATGTCTAATTCAAATTGATCTTTTAAGGTATAGTTAATCGCGTTTGTAATTCTATTGTAGTATTTGGAAAAATTGAACCAAGTTTCAATTAAGCTCTCAGTTTTCATAGTGTACTCCTATTTATAGTATCTTACTTTCTAGAATAACTTAATGAATTAAGGGCTGCAAACATAAAAATATGTTTAAGAAATGCATGAAGGGATAATATATTTCTATAAAATTGTTTGCGCAAACAAATAAAGGAGGGGGGGAAAAAGTAAGCATTGGAGAGGAATCGTTGATCCGTACAGAAATTAAGACTAATCACCAGATGCAATGTGGGAATACGTGCAGAGTCGACCTGGTTAGTTACCGTTCTCTACTTTAGATTAACTTAAAAGTACTATTTATAGTGTTGATAGTCAGAAAGAGGTGACGGTATTGAGTATAGCTATTTTCCTAATCCGTATCCTATTAGGACTTACTTTCATTGGACATGGATTACAAAAAACCATAGGGTGGTTTGGGGGAAATGGATGGAATAAGACTGTAGAAAGTTTCGGCCATATGAGATTAAAGCCTCCTAAGTTAATGGCTTTCTTTGCAGCACTGTCTGAAATCGGAGGAGGTTTGCTATTAGCCTTGGGTCTTCTAACACCACTTGCATCCATTATGATTATAGCTGCCATGGTAGCAGCTATCATTACGGTAACAGGAAGAAACGGGTATTGGATTACCAATAATGGCGCTGAATATAACATACTTATTATTTTTGTTGCAATCGCCATAATAATTGTTGGACCAGGTAAATATTCATTAGATTATTTATTATTTTAGACTTTATATAATAGAAAGGTAGTGTGTCACTATGAGTAATATCATTAGAGGTATTGATCACATCGGTATTACAGTTCCGGATATGGAAGAAGCAACTGATTTTCTACAAAAAGCATTTGGCGCTAAAGTAGCTTATGATTCTAAGAAACCTGAGGAAGGAGCTATGGGCGGTGAAGAAATCGAGAAAATTCTTGGATTGAAAAAAGGCTCAGAAGTTGTTCACATGAGAGTAGTGTCTATAGGAGAAAGTATTAGTCTGGAGCTATTCCAATATCAAGGTATAGAACAAAGAAAACCGAGTAATCCAGATGATTTGGGTATTCAGCATTTTGCTGTTTATGTAGATAATATGAAGGAAGCTGTTACAAAGTTTGAACAAGCTGGTGGTCAATTAAATACCCAACCTACAAAAATTCTCAATGAGATAGAGGGAAATGACGAGGCAAATCAATTTGTCTATGGCACAACCCCGTGGGGGATGGTAATTGAGCTTATAACTTATCCTAATGGGATAGATTATCCGAATAATAGTAATGCAAAAAGATTTACTCCTCCAAAGAGATAAAAATTATAAGAAAAACAACCAATCCAGTTTGGATTGGTTGTTTTAATATGTTGCGTTATCAAAAATAAAAACAATAACTATCGTATACCTCTACTATACTGTTCTGGAGGTGTGACCTTATGTGTGATAGCTTTTATAGCATGTAATCCCCAGTAAGGATCGTTTAACATACCTCTGGCGATTGCTACAAGATCAGCATCTCCATTTGCTAATGTCGCCTCTGCGACTTGAGGAGTACTCAATTTGCCAACGGCTATAACCGGAGTTTGCAAAGCTTCTTTAAATGCGCGAGCAAAAGGAACCTGGTATGCAGGGTAGTTGCCGGGCTTTTTCTTTCCAGGAAGACCTTCTCCTCCACTTGATACGTGGAACATATCTACCCCAGCATCTCTAAAACGTTTGGCCATCTTTATTGCATGATCTATTTCATAACCACCATCAATATATTCAATCGCAGACATTCTCATGATAAGAGGCATATCTTCTGGTATTACTGACCGAACAGCTTTAACAACTTCTTCTCCAAATAGAGCAAGGTCCTTACCGTAAGCGTCCTGTCTGTTATTAATGGCAGGAGACATAAATTGATGTAACAAATAACCATGAGCTCCATGCAATTCTATAGTATCAAATCCAGCTTTAACTGCTCGACTTGCCGCATCTTTGAATTGCTTAATTATAGTCTGGATTTCGTCAGTCTCCAAAGCTCTGGGTGGCTTGAGAGTACCATTCTTTGTCTCCTCAGGTAATACTTCTACAGGTATATCTGATGGGCCAACAGGCTGTTCAGCATCCTCTGCTTTTCGACCAGCATGAGCAATTTGTATAGCTGCCTTTGCTCCATGTTTGTGAATTTCGGTAATGATTCGTTTATATGCAGGTATTGAATCATCAGACCATAACCCTAAATCGCCATTTGTGATCCTACCTTCCGGAGTAACACTTGTCATTTCCATAATGATTAATCCGGTACCACCAATAGCTCGTGAAACATAGTGGACAAAATGCCACTCGTTAGGAATACCGTCTTCTTTCTCGACGGAGTATTGGCACATTGGTGCCATTACAATCCTGTTTTTTAGCTGAAGATTTTTAATGCTAAATGGTGTAGAAATAGTTGCCATTATAAGTATACCTCACTTTCTATTATTTGCTTGCGCATGCAAATAAAATATAATACCCGTCTCATTATGTCAATATTTCTATCTCAGAGAGATTTTATACATAGCCATGCAATTGATATTTGTATGACATATATGGAAATCAAAACAGAATGCAGTTCAAATCGTTTTAAAAAAAGTTCAATATTAATTAAAATTGGTATACGGCCTTCAAATTCAAACCCTCTATAAAAAAACAGCGCTCAGATTATTCCGAGCGCAGTTGCGATATTGTAAATAGCTTGTCTTTTCACCTGATAAAACTTATCTCTTTTTATACCCAGTTCAATCATGATTTCAAGATCCTTTACTTTTTGCGGAGACAAATATTTCTTTTCTATGATGCTGTATTCGTCTTGATCAAGGCAGTGCTTTAGCGCCCTATCCATCTGCTTGACCTTCAGCTCATTATATTCGGTGTTTTTACGAAGCTGCGGAAATAAACCAATGACCCCCTTTTCCTTTTGCTCTTTCCTATTCTCTGCTTGAATTTTTAGTGATCTATACGTTTTCAGTTCTTTAATGACAATATTCCGAACTTCCTTTTCATTCACTTCTGGAAGAAATGACAATTGCTCTACTGCTGTCATACCGATCCCCCTATATACATATGAAAGGACACTTATAATTAGCTTTCAGCTAAGAAAAAGTGTCCATGCAATTTATCTTTTTTTTCTTTCTGAAGGAAGACCTAAGTTCCTTCTGATAGTATTAAATCCATTAATTATATAAATATACAGCTCTCCATTTTCGTCTACTTTTTTTCCTTGCTTCATATGGACAGTGCCGTAGTGGCCATCTAATTTAAGAGCCTCCTCATACATTTCAGCAATTAACCTTTCTAAACCTGGTTCACACAACTCTGGTTTTTGGTCAATTATTTTTTTCATTTCGAAAATAGTTTTAGGAGTTAATCCATCATAACCTTTTAAGGTATAGTTTTCTTTGGTTATCAATCGGTATAGAGGAACATATAGTTTTGAAAGAGTTTCCTCTGTATACTTGGATGATGTATTAGAGGATGCAATCATTTTTTCTTTAATAAAGCTAAAAAGGTTTGACATTATTGCTGTAATTAGAGCTGTTAAAAGAATAACGAAAAATTGAGTCCAAGTCATTACTTCCCACCTCATATATCTTTTCTATTAATTATATAATGTACTAAAAAACGGAAAAATCAAACACTAATCTCTTTTAATTAAACAGACTATACGACAAGGTATTATTGATGAAAAATTTTTCTATAAAATCTATATTGAGTGCGGCAGCTATTTTCTCTACTTCTTCCTCTTGATGATCAGATGCTAGAATAATGAAACTCGGTTTAAACAGACTTTTATCATAGCGAGTCATTTTAGACCAGGCAGCAGCCAGGTTATTAAACTGCGAATCACTTTTTTCATAAATTCGTATCAACTATTCTCACTTTCTAATTCATTTTTAGCAGCTGTTATTACGAATTGCAGATTCTTGATAACTTGCTGTAAAGCCTTTTTATATCTGCTACTTTCCCCGCTCAGGCGCTTGATATCTTGCTGGACCTGTTTGAACTGATTAACAGCTATTTCTTCCTGCCGTTTGTTTTCCTCAATTACGGCCAGCTGTTGCTTAACCGTTTCAATCAGCCACTCCGTTGAGGCCAGGGATAGCCCCATATGCTGCCTGCATTCATTTTCGATTCTCTGAATCGTATCTTTCATATTGGCTCCTCCCAATAACAGCAGAGGGTTTACCCTCCGCTTTACTTCTTAAATCCATAGTCAAAATGGATTCTTGTATATTCATTGTCTCTGGTATGCACGTTTGTAATGCCGTACTCAGGTGTATCTGCTAAATATGCGCAGCCATCCTTACCGTCAAGAATAACTAGCTTTATTTTGTTTCGTTCAATCAAGTCTCCAACGGAAAGTTGGTGTAAGTTTTCAAGTTCAATTGGTCGGTTCATTTTGCAGCACTCCCCGTGTTATAATTAATTGTCGAGATTAACTAAACCGGGGCCTTGTGCTGCGGTTTTTTATATATCCTCTTCCTCCTCGCCCTCTTCTTCCCAAGCCATCTCAAAAGCAGATTCTAAAAATATTAATTGCTTTTCAAGTTCTTCATCTGTCATCTGGGAAAAGTCAGGTCCGTGTCCTGGAACCATCCTGAAATCTTCCGTAAGACGTTTTATAAGATACTCTCTCCTTGAGGCCACCAATAACCCTCCATCCATTTTTAAACCGCTGGAACAGCTCGTATTTTCTTAAAGGCTCATAGAGGTGGACTGCTCGTCCATCCTCCATACGAAACAGCAAATACCAACGCCGCAGCCTATTAACCATTAAACCGCTCTATGTTCGCCCTCATTAGATGAAACCTCCACAACAACTTCAGTGATACCTTTTGGTGATTCACCTTTTTACTAATCCTTTGAAATTAACAAAAGACATAACTGCTCCTCCTCTTGTGATAGTGGTTTTACTTGTATTTCAATTCTTGGTTTTTGGCTATAAAACTTGCTGACATGAAGGTCTACTATTTGGCTATCGTCATGCCAGATGACCTTATTTAAACCGTCTTTGATGCCCTTTATATAGTTATCAACATCTGGCTTTTTGCTCGGCCTCAACAACCCTTGTTCTGCTTCTGCAGCTTTTTTCTTACTGAAGCTTTTCAAAGTGGATTTATAAACCTTTACAGATAATTCAAGTGGTCCTTCTAGCAATTTTGCTGGACGATAATCTGAAGCGGCCAGCTTCACATATTGCTTAAAGTCTCTAGATTTTTTTGGATCGTATAGCCTGGTCATCCCATTAACCGTGGTGGCTCTCGGTCTCCCTTGGGCTACTGGCTCACCGTAAACCGTAAAACTAATCAATGCTGTTACCTCCCGTCAGCTGCTTCCAGCTGCTCTATTTCAGTCATTATTAAATCCGCGTTCATGATTATAAATGTTAAGGAGCGGAGCGTGCCGAGCATCAATCTCCCTCCTCGAAGGACATTTCACGGCCAAACTTACATTTAACGTTAATATGTAGCCACTCCAGGTCCGGTAAAGATAGTTCGTCCAACTCTCTTCCGTCCTCCGATTCATATTGGCCATACTTGATAAGTTCATTCATTACGTAATCCCGCCGTTCGTCTGTAACCGGCTGCGTTATATCTGAAGACATAATAAGTGCTCCTTTCTATTAAGCAAGCTTCGCTTCCATCTGGCGATCAAGATTAATAAATCGTCCATACTCCTTAATAAATGCCGCCTGAACAACTCCGGTCGGGCCATTCCTTTGTTTTGCTATGTCGATTTCAACAATATTTTTCAGTTCACTTTGCTTGTTGTAATATTCATCTCGATATAAGAAAGCAATGATATCAGCATCTTGTTCTATGCTGCCGGACTCCCTTAAATCAGACATCATTGGACGTTTATCTTGACGCTGTTCAACTGCACGAGATAATTGCGATAAAAGAATTATTGGAAGTTTAAAACTCAATGCCATTTCTTTTAGTTCTCGAGTTATTGCCCCTATTTCTAAATCTTTTCTATCGAAATTCCCGACAGGTGTAATTAATTGCAAATAATCGATAATAACCAAATGCTTTTTACCTGGGTTTTCTTTTTTGGTTTGTCGAATTTTAGATCTTATATACGCCAACGTTTGGGACGGTTGATCATGTATATTTATATTCCAAGTTTCATATTGCCCAATTGCATTTGTCGCGTTCTCATAATCCTTATCACTAAAGAACTTTTTAGGGTTCTTCCATTTAGCTCCGTTAATTGAGCCAATATTACTTAACATCCGCTGTGTTAACTGTTTGTCTGGCATTTCAAGCGAGAAAATATCAGTAACACCTGAATTACTTTCACAATTTGCTTTCCCAAGTCCTAAAGAAAAAGCGGTTTTCCCCATAGAAGGCCGTGCTGCCAAGATAATTAGGTCACCATCCTGCCAACCACCAGTCATAGCATTTAGGTCATTCAATCCTGTAGGAATACCTGTAATGTCGCCTTTTTCCTCGTGCATATCGTTATAAATCTCTACAAGGACATCTTGCTTAGTTCTTTTTCTTTCAATTCCAAAGTCTTGAAGCTCAGAAGACCGCTTGTATATTCTATTCATGCCCTCGTCTGTAGGCTCTTTTACAAACGAAGCACACTCTTTCTGCATTTCTCTCAGCCTATAAGATTCAAGAATCATCGTTTGATAGTGTAGAAAACTGGCTGTACTTGCAATCGCTCCAGCTAGCCCCATCAAATAACCGGTCCCCCCAACTTCTTCAATAGCGTTGCCAAGTTGAGTTGTGACAGAAACTATATCAACAGGGATACCGAATTTATCTGCTTCTTTCATAGCTGAAAAAATGACACTATGTTTTTTCACTCCGAACTGTTCAGGTTGAAGGGATGTCTCTTTTATCAGGTCGCCTTCAACTAAAATACAACCGAGGACCGCTTGTTCTGCTTCAGTGTTTAGGACCATATTTTGCATTTTGTTCCCACTCTTTCTGTTGCTCTAAAAAACTGTTTTCTTCACGATGTTTGACATTTACCTCTGCAATAGAGGGAGGGAATGGTTTATTTGCAATATGATCATCAATCTTTGCTTTTACCGCTTCGAACGGCATTTTCAGAAGATGATCCATCCACAATGCAATACGTTCTTTCCCAACTTCTCCACTCAAATCAAAACGTGTATAGGCTGCTGCAAGCCGTTTTAATAGTGTCATTGCTTCTGCTTTTTCCAAAGTAATCATCACCTACCTTAAATGCCGATGCCATTCTCTTTGGCGTATGCTTCAAGAGCAGCAAAGCTATTTTCTTGTACCGATCCGCGCGGCCTAAATTCTGAGACATTAGAAGGCTGTTTTTCGCTTTGTTTAGCAGCCCATCTATCACGAATAATTGGTTCACAGTAAGAAAAAGAATTTATCTTGTCTCCTGGATATTTAGGTTTATATTGCTCAAAAATTTCATCTATCCAATTCAAAACATCGTCGATAGGTATTTCTGCCTCTATGACTCTTTTGATTGCCGCTGTATCTACAGCAGATAAAAATAGAGAGCCTTTTCTCGAAGTGAATTTCTCTTCGATTTTTTGGAAAGAAGTCGAGCCCTCGTCCTTCGGCTGAGGTGCTTTCGGCTTTTCTTTAGCCTTATTTTCATATGCAGGTTCTTCAGCAGCACCTTGGAATTTTGAATAATTTAATACAGTCCAAAGCATTCCGTATTCAGTTTCCTCTGCAGTAATCATTCCTTTTGCCTGAAGCCTTTCAGCTGCAGCCTTTACTGCTGCTCTTGTGAATTTGGTTAAACCTCTGCCCTTTTTAATCGCTAAGTCATCACATAATTTTGAATATGAGCGGATAAACTGGCCTTTTTTCAACTCATAATCATTAATCTTCATACCGTCCTGAAACGCAGCTTTGGTAATTAAAAAAGTGAACAACCTAAAGCCGACATTATCTGTAAAAATCTCATGATCGACCATTGACTTATATAGCCTCACCCATCCAGCCAAGGGTCCCGCCTCCTTTCCATCACTATTTCTTTCTGCAGATAGCTTTTAACCCTTTGATTGTCACAAGAGTAAGATCGGGTTCATATTTTCGAAAATAGGTTGAAACGTACATTAATAGAGTGTCCTTACGCATATCTGGGGCCACTGTCTTGGCCAATGACACGTAACAATAAGGGTAAGGAACCGCAATTAAGTCAGTCATGGTATATAAACAACCTTTCCAGTCAATTTCATGATGTCTTCTTTAAAAAGCTTCTCGTCGCTGTTTGATTCAGAAAGATGCAGCAGCCAAATTTCCTGAACCCTGCTCAAGTCATTTGCCTTCAAAAATTCTTTTACGTTTTCTAAACTGAAGTGCGACTGTAAGAGTCGTTTTTTCATAAATAGCGGAGTACGGCCGCTTTCGATGTTTTCGTTCAGTATTTCATTCGAGTAATTGCATTCCACCATAATGTGAGTGAGTCCTGGAAACTTGTATTTGATGTAATAGGTATCAGTGGCAAACAGAAGCTTGTCACCGTCCTCATTAGCCAACAGGAAGCCATACGGCTCTGCCACATCGTGCTGCACGTCAAAGGGCATAATAGACCAAGAACCAATTTTAAACGGCTGTTTAGCGCGCACAGGCTTTATTCTGTGATGAAAAATGCCAATTGCTCCAGCCGTCCCAGGAGACATATAACAATCAATGCCGGCTTTCAGAACATCCTTAATTGCTTTGCAGTGATCCCCATGCTCATGAGAGATCAGGCAGCCAGCAAACTGTGACATCCTATACTCGAAGCCCTCCTGCATCCTCTTAAAACTGACCCCACATTCTAAAAGAAGCGGGGTCTTGCCATCGGTAACCCGGTAGCAATTTCCCTTACTGCTAGATGACAAAGCGGTTACTTCAATCAAAAGTCTGGCCCACTTTCAAAAATTGAAGGCTTATCTTGACTTTCTCTTTTTATTGGCTGAGGTTCAGGCTGTCCTGCTTGTGTTGTTTCTGGTTCTGGTTCGAGAATCGGATTTACATCAATAATCTCTGTATTTGCATTCTCATTTACTTCACGCCGTACTCTATCTTCAGCTAGGATGTCATCATTAGCCTGCTCCTCTTCCTCTGTGTATAGGTTGCCTAGACTATTTGGAAAAGCTTCTCGTAAGGCGTTTACTATTGCTGTTTTTCGAATCATATTCAAGGGCATTGACTTCCACGTGGACTGTCCTTTGCTAAATTCTTCTAAGCTAATACGTACTGATATTGGTTGCTGTCTATCCGCACGGTAAACTTCTGCCCATCCACCAATTAGTTTGTCGTTAGAAAGCTTGATTGCGCCTTCCAAATCAACCATTTTGCCTTCACGCTCAACGATAATTCCAGCCTTAAAGCCTTGAAATTGTTCGTTGTTCTCTGCGCGTTTCATAAACGCTTCTTTCCCAACGATCATTTGAGCTGGCGATCCTTTAAATTTCACTAGGTAAGCTTCATTTAAAAATGGATTGAGTTTTTGATACTTGCAAAGATTTATAAACATTGCCGCTTCTTGATCAGTTACATCAGAGTTTCCACGAACCAAAAAATTCTTTACAGTTTTTCCTGTAAGCTTGACGGGTTCACCGTGTACTGAAAACTCAACGGACTTAGTCATTAATTCATTTTGTTCGCTCATTTGAATCCTCCTTTTTATGTTGAACAATGTAATAGGCCCCCATTAGATTGCCTCCTGAACTAGTTCGTCTTGAAACTCGACACGAAGCTGTTTATCTTTCTCGGAAACAATCAGACTGAGGATCTGTGATTTTGTGTTGATCAATTTCGTCACCGCTTCAGAGTTATCAACGAAAATAGGAGCAGTGATTCCGTAGTAATCATTAAGGGTATTAATGATGTCTAACCCAACGTTAATACGTGCTGCATTGTTTAAGCCGGACGAATACGGCACACCTTCATAAAGGGTTTCACATGTCTCTTCCAGTCCCCCGTTGATCTGGTCCTTGAAGAGCTTGAAACGAGCATATTTAAACTTACTGTTTATCTTCTCTTCGAGGAGATTCACCTTAGTGCGAACAAATTCTTCAGTCAAAAAGAGTTGATGTTGTAGCTGTTCATATTGTTCTGCTAACTCTTTTTGTTCCTGCTCAAGCTGCCTTACCCGATCATTAACATGCCTTGCGTGATCAATTTTCGCTTGATCTTTTTGAAGCAGCAAAATCTCTTGTTTTCTACTGTTGATATCATCCTTAATCAATTGAACGGCTTGATCTGTGGAAGATTCTAAATGCTGAATTTCATTCCGAACGGCCTCAATTTCAGCTTGTTTGTTTTGATAAATTGGATCCGCTGAAATATCTGATCTATTGCTTTGCGCGCCCTCTAATTCTTTTTCAAGTGATAATAAAGTCTCTTCTTCACTCTTATAGGCATCCTGCAAATTAGATATTGCAGCTTCTAATTCCTGAATAGCATCCTCAGACTTTTCTTTTTGACTCTTAACCGACTTGCCTTTTTCATTGATTTCAGCTAAAGCTTGGCTTTTATGAAAATTGAATTTTTCAATGGCTTGATCAATTTTTTCTTTCGGTAATTCTTGGCCGCATGTAGGGCATTCAGTTTGATGTTGATCAAACGTCTCCTCATTCTTGTCGCACCAACTCTGGCGCAGCGACTCGATTTCCGTATTTAATCGATCCAAATTGTCTTTTTCAAGTGATAACTGCCGCTGATTCGACTTAATCTCCATTGAAATTTCATCAATCTTGCTTTTCACAGGGTATAGCTGCTCTTTAATCTCATTGATCTTTTTGTATTCTTTTTCCTGATGATCATTTTTGATTTCCTGAAGATCATTCTGCAGCTGGAGAATTACTTTCCTCTTCTCAGAAATAGCTTCACCATTACGAGCTGAACGAAGTTTCTCCTCCAATGACTCAACTTCTTTTTGAAGAAAATTTATCTCGTCATGTAATTCTTGTTCATCTAGACCAGATGTATCTTCGACTGTGCGCTGGACTTCATCGATTCTTACCGGTATTGCATCGAGCCTTTTATTTATTTCACGCTGTTTTCCCGCGATCACCTTTCTATGCTCTTCAAGCGACCGTTTCTTTAAGATGCTTTCCAGGGCAGCCACAGAAGGGTTTTTACTGAATACTTCCTCGGCTGTTACATCGCCGCTAATCTCAAGTAGAATCTTCCGTCTGTCTTGCCATTTCAATTGCTCATTGAAGAATGATGGAGAAGTAATGAGTTTAAATTTGTCTTCTGCAATAATTGAGCTGACTCGATCATTAAACTCTTTTTTCTTTGATGGCACTTCGTTAATAAAATAGTCAGTGGTATGTCCAGAGAATACTGCTTCAGCACTACTCCGCTTTCTTGTCCACTTCTCGGAGTACACCTTTTTCAGAGACAATTCAGCTCCATCGATCAAAAACAAGCCGCTGACTTCATGATCCAGTCCGCTAATAGGCTTGTTTTCTTTTGTTAGAGTTTTAATCTGAAAATCTTTTTTGTTTTGGCTGTCCTTATCGAATAAGAGCCAAATAAAAGCATCAAACAATGTTGTTTTTCCTGTTGCATTATCACCGAAGACCTTGACGTTCTCGCCTTGAGTATCAAGAGTAAAATGTTTAATCCCCTTAAAATTACGCAGTTCTAATTTGAGCAGTTTAATTTCCTTTTTCATTTGTCTTCACGTCCTTTCTCTTTAAACTTGCGAGAAAGATACTCATTTCGCGCCTCAGCTGTCGGGAAGTGAAAACATGGATTCCCCTTAAGATCATAGGAAATTGATCCACCTACAGTGGTAAGATTAATTTGATCGCGACGATGATCACTAAACGGCTCAGTGTAAAAAACTTCATTCATTTGTCAAAGACCTCCAAAGATTTGATTTTTGGAAGGTGATACAGTACACTATCAATACCAAAGTTTGTAACACCTTCTACGGCTCGCTCTGCAAAGCGAGCTTTTTTTATTTCACTTTTTGAAGTAGTTCCTGAACACTATCAGGAACTTTGTGTTCACATTTGCTGCAATAAATTTTGTAAGATCGTTCTTCGACCTTTCCGCAATTAGGGCACTTCCTTGGCGGAATAACCAGGTAAAACACCGAAAATCCTCCTTTCTGATGCTTGTACGCATCGTCAGACCAGAGAGAGGATAGTGGTAAAATAAAGGGGGTTTAGGATGGATAAAAAAGATCTCCCCCTGGCCTGACGACAAGAACAAGCTTGCCGTGCTCAATAAAGAGCGATATAATACCTTCATAACGTTTTATATTTTCCTTAAGCAGTGAGTGTAGGAGCTTGCTGCTTTTTTATATTTTCAATAGCCTTCTTCGCCTCGGCATTCACCAGAAGAATCTGTGCTGGATTCCTCTTTACTTCCCGACAATGATTCACAACCTCAGAAGCTTTCATTAACCGGCTTGCAGATAATACAAATTTCATTCAAATCATCCCCTCTAACTTTTTTTCAAAAAAATCTTTTGACGGAATAACTTCAACAATGCGATCGAAGTCTCGCTTGGATTTTATGTACTGATCTAGTTGTTTTACAGATTTGCGAAGTTCATTAACCGTTTCATTCGCCTTTTTCATATCTCCGTTAGCAACAGCTTTGATCAAGAGCTTTGAGTATTCCTCTATAAAAATTTGTTCTCGCCTTGCTGAATTAAAGTGTTTTTTCAAAACCTTGTCCTCAAGAAGCACCTTTGATTAACCCCCTCGTTAAAAGCTTCATTTTATGCTTGCCCCACATCTTCACCCATGAAATCGAGTATTCCTTACAGAGAACAACGATTAGTTGAGTTAAAGCTGTTATGACGTCTAAACATTCCTGAATCGATTTTTCAATCATTTTTGTATCTGACAATGTTTTGGGATTAACTGAAATATGCTCGACTGAATTTTGTAAGGCATCCAGCGCTTCTGTCATTTGTATTTTGGATTGAACAAGAAGGTTCACCCTATGCAAATCGGCTGTTTCCCCGTCCAGGATTAAAGGTCCCCAGCCTGTATAATCAGAAGCAGCTTCAAGGGCAGGCCGTGGATCATTATGTTTCTCAGCAAAATACTGAGCCACCTCCGGCTGAACTTTGTGGCGGCCGCATTCCTGATGAGATACAGATTCACGTGAAAGAAATAATTCATCGTCCATAGATAATTGCTGTTGTGTAAGTTCCGCCTCTTTACGAGCGCTTTTTAATGCTTTCGGTGCTCTACCAAATTTCACTTTGACCCTCTCCTTTTTCTACCAAATTTTTAACCGTATATTGGTAAACTTTAGTTAAAAGATATTAAGCAGAATCATCAACACTGTTCTGTTCTAATTGGCTTATCCAAGCATTTAGGGTTTCTGGTCGGAAAAATATTTTCTTTCCAATTCTGAAATGCGGAATTTCCTTATTTCTAACCAAGGAATAAATGGTTTCTTTATGAACCCTCAGTAAACTAGCAGCTTCCTGAGGGCTTAATGGTTTGTTGCTCATAATGAAATCCTCCTAAGCACTGTTTGTTTCTAAATCAGAAACGTTTTCAGCAAAAAAATCTGTGATTTTGCATTTTAAATGTTGCGCTAAGGTCGGCAATTGATCTGCTTTAAATGCATAAACACCCTGCTCATACTTTAAATAACTTGAGCCAGTTTTTAATCCTAGCTTTATTGCTAGATCTCGCTGAGAAATTTTTAATTCGATTCGTCTATTCTTGATAAAAACTAAATCGAGTTTCTGCATATCTTTCGCTCCTTTCGTTTCTGTTTCAGAAACTTTGTAACCACATAATACAGTTCTAAAACAGAAATGTCAACAAGTTTTGTTTACGATTTAGAAACTTTTTTTATTTCCATAACGGAAACATGTTATCATTTGTCTTACTTAGAAAGTGGTGAAAACAATGAATATAGGTGATCGGATAGTTTTATTAAGAGAAAGAAAAGGTTGGTCCCAAAGGGAATTAGCCCGCCGTGTAGACCTAAATTATGCTGTTATGAACCGTATAGAAAAAGGCACTCGACCTATTACTGATTCAGAAATAATCAAGTTAGCTGAGGTCTTGGATGTCACAACAGACTATCTGTTAAAGGGAAATTCAAACGACTCTCAAATAGATGAACTTTTAAATGATCCTGAAACCCTAATTGCTGGTCGTGATGGAAAAATTACTAAAGAACAAGCAAAAGAACTTTTGGATTATCTTTTGAAAAAAGGGTTCGATGAACAGTAGCAGCTATTCTTTATTCTTAATTCTTTAATTCTTCTTCTGGTAAAACATTTGTTAAACATTTGTTTAATAAAAAGAAACCTAAGTGTTAAATAAAACTTTTTGCACTCCCTGAAAACATAGATATATCAAGGGTTTATCATGGGTGCATGCTGTAAAACAAACTGTTTAACATTCATTAAGTTAAACGAAAGATAAAGAAAAGTTAAATCATCAAAGAGTGTATTCATATTGAGGGGGACAATTACTTGCAGCTTTACAAAAAAAGAATCTTATTACTTTTATTGTTTATGATGAGTTTATACTTAACTGCTTGCAGCTCTTCTGATTCGTCAAACGAGGCAAACAATAAAGAGGACACAGCGAGCGAAAATCAGGAAGATACATATCAAACAGGAAACAACCGTTCTTTAACTGAACCCGGTCAAAAGTACAAAGAAGATACCGGGGAGATTGTTGAATTAAATAAAATAACGAATCCAGATAAACATATTGATATTTCACCTCTTAAAGTGACAATAGACGATATAAAAGTGTTAACTCGCACAAATATTCCTAGCGACACTCTGCAGATGTATGAACTGAAAGTCGCCAAACAGCTTGATGAACCTTTAAGTTACATTCAAATAACTGTTACAGCTGAAAATACAGGAGATGCGCTTGTAAAATGGAAAGGGATTTCTATGGTCATCCCAAACACAAAGGAACAAATAGAAGTAGATAAAAATAACCTTATGGAGAATGGACCACATGATATCTACGGGAACGCTAAAGATGAGTACACAATAGGAGTTATATATGACGGGGATCCAGAAGAGATAAATTCTTTGACTCTTGTTCTGGGAGATACTTATGATAGCGAATCATATAAAACTATAACAAACGAAAAGACTATTAAATTAGATATAAACTAAATTTAGTATTTAAGCTCTTTAGGGAGCTTTTCTTTTCAACACAAAACCGAACATAGGTTTGCGTTACGTTAGTAGGAGGCTTTATCTTGTATCAATTATCACTTCTTGAAGATCGAATCAAGACAATATATACAGGTATTGGAATTGCTGATCCGGGTACATGGGACTTGGAACTAATTGCAGATAGGTTAAAAATAATAGTCCATTACAAAAACCGTTCATCTGTAGCAGTAAAACTGCTGGGAATGGCTTGTATTATTCTTGATTCGCGATTATCTAAAAAAAAGCAGTGGGAAGACTTTTCCCATGAACTGTGCCATCACATAAATCATGTAGGTGTTCAATACAAATTACCCCCACTCTTTAGAGAATTACAGGAGAATCAAGCAAATGCATTTATGTATCACTTTGCTGTACCTAGCTTTATGCTGAAAAACATCAAATTACCGGCAACCAAGCGGGAATCTATAAGTCTCATATCTGATCTTTTTCAGGTTACACATCCTTTTGCGGAAAAAAGATTGGATATGTACTTCCGTAAGTTATTCAGCTTTAAGTACCAATCATTCATGATTCAAAAGAATAAAGAAAGGGAGAAAATTTTATATGCCAACAATTGAAAAAAGAGGCGAAAAGTCATTTCGATTAGTTGTTGATATCGGTACGAAGAGCAAGCGAAAAAGAAAGGTCAAAACAATTAGAATAGAGGATCCAGCTTTATTAAAAACCACTAAAAAACTGCGCAATTACCTGGAGAGTGAATGGTATAAATTCAAAACAGAAGTTGAAGCCGGCGCTTATATCACACCACACAAACGAACATTCAATATGTTCATAGAGGACTGGGAGAAAAAATATGCCCTGGATCATCTCGATGATAAAACTCGTGAAACTTATGAATATATTATGGGGAAAGAAATACAGCCCTATTTTGGAGACATGTACTTAGACGAGATTCAGCCTATTCACATATTAAATTTCCTAGAAGAATACCAAAGGGAAAATGATGTCTCAACGTCAAGCATTCATGCAAGATATCGAATCATTAGAGATATCTTAGGAAGAGCAGCTGAGTGGAAAATTATAAAAGAAAACCCTGCAGAAAACGTAAAGCGGCCAAAACAAAAATACAATGAATATGAAATTTATACTGAAGAAGAAATAAAGGAAATTTTTATGCTATTAGATGAACACGCTCCATTGAGGAACAGAGTTATGATTAAATTTGCTTTTACTGGAGGATTTCGTAGAGGTGAACTATTAGCAATCGATGAAACAGATTTATTTTTTGATACTAATGAAGTCAGAATTGATGAGTCTTTACAATATACAAAGAAGAAAGGTTATCGGTTTAAAGATCCTAAAAGTAACTCTTTCCGAAAAGTTACGATGCCGCCTGATATTATGCAAGAAGCAGCTATTTTGCTACGAGAGATCAAGAAGAATAAATTACTGTTGGGTGAACTGTGGAGAGGAACAGATAAGCTTTTGTTATTTGGTGGGGATATGGGGCAACCCCAGTATCCAACCTCACCTAATACTTGGTGGCAGAGATTCACTAAGAGACACAATATCAAGCCAGGACGTCTTCATGATATGAGACACTCACACGCAACGATGTTAATAAATCAAATTGGGAAAGTACCTGGATTAAACATTAAAGCTATTTCTCAGAGGCTTGGCCATGCTAACGTCCAAACCACTTTGAATATTTACACTCACGCTAACCGTGAATCAGATATTTTAGTTGCTGATGCAATCAATAATATATTAAAAACGGGGACATTTTAG